AGCGCCCTGGGTTGTCCGCGACGACGGCTCCCGCTGGCTGCCGGGCCGGGACTTCGAGCTGTGCCAGTCGTGGGACATGACGTTCAAGGACACCGCCGGCACCGACTATGTCGTCGGGCAGGTGTGGATGCGCCGCGGCGCCGAGGCGTATCTGCTCGACCAGGTCCGGGCCCGCATGTCGTTCGTGGAGACCTGCCATGCCGTGAAGGTGCTGTCGGCGCGGTGGCCGCAGGCGGCGGGGAAGTACATCGAGGACAAGGCGAACGGGCCGGCCGTAATCTCCGCCCTGCGGCGCACCGTCCCCGGCCTGGTGCCGGTGGAACCGGAAGGCAGCAAACCAGCTCGCGCGTCGGCGGTGTCGCCGTTCGTCGAGGCCGGCAACGTGTGGCTGCCCGACCCGTCGATCGCTCCATGGGTGGACGAGCTCGTCGAGGAGTGCGCCGGGTTCCCGAACGCGACCAACGACGACCAGGTCGACGCACTGTCCCAGGCCCTGACCAGGCTGCTGCTCGCGCCGCTGCTCGACGGGTCGGTGTTCGAGCCCGACGAGTTCACCATGGCCGCTGTGCAGGGCTGGTCGATCTCGCCCCACTGACAGGGAGGTCGACGTGGGCATCCGCGACATGCTCGGCCTCGCCGAGGTGGCGCAGCCGGTCGACGAAACGACGGCGGCGCTGGAGCGGGAGCGGGAGACGACCACGCTGCTGCAGGAGTCGATCGCCGAGCTGCAGCTCGCGCTTGAGGACCAGGGCTGGCAGCGGATCCTGGCGTGGGCGGACCTCGAGTTCACCGCCGAGGGCCGCAAGCGTGCCGCCGAGTTGTGCCGGGTGACCGCGGTCGCCAACCCGCTGATGAAGCGGGGGGTGGCGATCCGCATCGGCTACATCTGGGGCGGCGGGGTGTCGATCCAGGCTCGGGCCGCATCCGACGAGGACGGCGGGCAGGACGTCAACGCCGTGGTGCAGGCGTTCCTCGACGACCCGTCGAACGTGGCCGCGTTCACCGGCCCGGAGGCCCGCGAGGAGAAGGAACGGGCGCTCGCCACTGACGGCAACGTGTTCCTTGCCCTGTTCACCGCCCCGCTGACCGGGCAGGTGCAGGTGCGGTCCATCCCGCACTCGGAGATCGGCGACATCATCTGCGACCCGGAGGACCGGGCGGCGCCGTGGTTCTACCAGCGGACCTACGTGCGAACCGTCGTCGACACCGCCCGCGCTGTCACCCGGGAGGAAACGGTCACCGTCTACTACCCGGCCGAGGGCTATTGGCCGCAGATCCGGGTCGGGTCGATCAACGGGCACCAGGTGCTGTGGGACGCGCCGGTGGTGCACGTGCGGGTCAACGCCCTGGACGGGTGGAAGTTCGGCATGCCCGACTGCTACGCCCCACTGGCGTGGGCCCGCTCCTACAAGGTGTTCCTCGAGGACTGGGCGATCCTGGTCAAGGCGCTGTCCCGCTACGCCTACCGGGTGTCGACCAAGGGGTCGAAAGTGCCCGGGGTGAAGGCCCGGATCGCAGCTGCGCCAGCGGAGAACCCGATCAGCGGCGAGCACCTCGACGTCGGCGGCACCGCCGTGTTCGACGAGTCCACCCATCTCGAGGCGGTGCCCAAGACCGGCGCGACCATCGACTCCAACTCGGGCCGGCCGCTGGCGGCGATGGTGGCCGCAGGGCTGGACGTGCCGGTGACGATGCTGCTCGGCGACCCCGGCGTGGCCGGCGCTCGAGCGACGGCGGAGACGCTGGATCAGCCGACCGAGCATGCGATGCGGCTGCGGCGGGAGCTGTGGTCGCAGACCTTCCGGCGGATCCTGAACCATGTCATCGACCAGGCGGCGAAGGCAAAGCGGGGACCGCTGCGCGGCACCGTCGTCCGGGACGGCAACCGGGAGCTCGTCACCTTGGCCGGGGATGTCGAGAAGACCGTGGAGATCGTGTGGCCGGAGTGGGATTCGATGCCGGTCGACGTGCTGGTGAAGGCGATCGCGGCGGCGGATCAGACGAACAAGCTGCCCGGCGAGGTCATCGCCCGGCTGCTCCTGGAGGCGCTCGGCGTGGACGACGTCGACGAGATCCTGGAGGAGATCACCGACGACGACGGCCGGTTCATCGACCCGGCGGTGTCGGCAGGTCAGGCGGCGGTGGACGCGTTCCGCCGCGGGCAGGACCCGGAGGCCGCGCTCGCCGGCGCCGGCGTCGACGACGACCAGGGCGAGCCGTGATGCACGGCGACGCGCTGGTGGTGCATGTGGAGCTCGTCGACGTCGCCACCGGCGGCTGGTGTGACAGCTGTCTGCTGCCGTCGTCGTTGCACGTCACGGCGGCGCAGCATTCGCCGTACGGGGTAGCCCTGTTCGAGTTCGATCACTGCCCGGACTGCGGCGGGCACAACTGCCCAGCCCTGACCGCCGGCTGAGATGCCGATCACCCGGCAGACGCTGCGGCTGTCCGATGAGCTCCGCGTCGTCATCGCCGGCAACGTCGGTCGGGTCACCCGCGACCTGGTCGAAGCGTGGGTGCGGGCGTGGGAGCAGATCGAGGACGCGTGGGCGAAAGGGATCGACGACCTGGTCGAGGCCTCGGTCGACGGCCGCTGGCCCGACCAGTCGCAGATCCTGCGCGCTTCCCGCGCGCAACGCGCCCTCGAGGTGGCCCGCCGGGAGATCATCGCCCTGGCCGACTTCGCCGGCGTCACCGTGGTCACCTCCCTGCCCGATGTCGTCGGCCCGGCCGCAGCATGGCAGGCGCGGCTGATCGCCTCCCAGCTCCCGCCAGTGGCCGGTGACCAGGCGAGCCTGGCCGTCGGCTTCGACCGGGTCTCCGCGGACGCGATCGGCGCGATCGTCGAACGGTCCACCGAGCAGATCACCGCCCGCACCCGGTTCCTCGAGCCGCACGCCACCGAGGCGATGCGCCAGACGCTGATCCGCGGTGTCGCGATCGGGGACAACCCGCGCACAGCGGCCCGGCTGATGCTGCGCCGCGCCGAGGGCGTGTTCAACGGCGGACTGACCCGCGCCCTGGGTATCGCCCGCACCGAGATGCTCGACGCCTACCGCTCCGGCGCCGCCGCCGGACAGTTCGCCAACGCCGACGTCCTGGCCGGCTGGGTGTGGACCGCGCAGCTGGACTCCCGCACCTGCCCGTCGTGCTGGTCGATGCACGGCAGTGAGCATCCGTTGGACGAGATGGGCCCGAGCGATCACCAGCAGGGCCGGTGCGCCCGGGTGCCGAAAATCAAGACGTGGCGGGAGCTCGGGTTCAACCTCGCCGAGCCGGTGGATCTGCTGCCTGATGCACGGCGGGTATTCGCGGCGCTGCCGGAGGCCACGAAGCTGACCATCATGGGCCCGGCCCGGTTGCATGCGCTGAATGCGGGGACGGCGAGCTGGTCGGATCTGTCGATGGTGCGCTCCACGACCGGGTGGCGCGATTCGCATGTGCCGCGGCCTGCGCGGGAGCTGCGTCGCCCGCTGCGTGTCGTGCGCTAGTCGGGGAACGGCTGGCCGGGGGCCCTGAGTAGGACGGCGTCACAGCGGGTGCACCGGTAGGTCAGGTGCGCCCCGCCGCCGAGGGCGACCTCGGTCGGTTGCCAGTCATGGCCGGAGCAGTCGGTGTCGTCGTCCGCGCCCATCAATCGCTCACCCTACGCCCGAGGAGGGCCCGGCAATGCCCGAGACCAAGAAGGCCACAGCGTCGGAGCCGGCGGCGAAGAAGGTAGCCGCACCTGCGTCGAAGCCGAAGGCGTACGCGGACCGAGTCGGGGACTACGCCGCCGATGTCGCCCAGTTCGTGGCCGACACTCGTGAAGGGCTTGCCGAGCTCGCCGAGCAGTACCAGGACACGGTGGCCGAGTCCGTCCCTGAGCCGGGGCAGGAGCGGCTGGCGGCGGTGTTCCGCAATGTCCACGGCACCTTCGCCGACCTCGGCCGGGCCCTCGACGCCGCCGAGATCACCGCGGCGGACCTGGCCGCCGTCCGCGCCCGCCTCGGCTCCTGACCCTGCCGGGTACGTCATGCCGTGGGCGATACGCAAGGGCGCCGGCGGCTGCGGAAAGACCCGGTGGGCGGTCGTCAACGCCGACACCGGCGCTAAGCGTGGCTGCCACGCCACCGTCGCCAAGGCGCGCAAGCAGCTCGCCGCACTCAACGTCAACGTGACCGAGGAGGGCACGATGCCCGACACCCTGGAACGGCTGACGTTCCACGAGACCCGGCCGCTGGCCGAGGCGGCGACCCCGGCTGAGGGCACCGGTCGGCTGCTGGTGCAGCTGATCACTCCCGGCTGGGGCACGACTGGCTACTACACGCCCGAGGTGCTTGAGGAGGCGGCGGCCGAGCAGATTTTCCCAGCCGGGACGCAGATGTATCTCGATCATCCGACCTACACCGAGTCGGTCGAGCGGCCGGCGCGGTCGGTGCGTGACCTGGCCGGGGTTCTGGTCGAGGACGCCGTCTGGAACGGTCAGGCGCTGGTCGCGCAGGCCCGGGTGTTCGACACCTTCCGGCATGCGATCGCGGAGATGGCCGACTCGATCGGTGTGTCGATCCGGGGAGGCGCCGAGGTCAGCGACGGCGAGGCGGAAGGGCGCCGCGGCCGGATCGTGGAACGCATCGCAGAGGTCGCCTCGGTGGACTTCGTCACCAGGGCTGGTCGCGGCGGTCGGATCATTCAGGTCCTCGAGTCCGCCACCCCCGCCCGCGTGGTTGAGCGGGCCATTTCCGCCGGTGTCGCCGAGGCCACGGCGGAGAACCGCCGCGAGCAGCTGCGGCAGGCGCTGAACGACACCTACGCCACCGACGAGAAGCGGTGGGTATGGGTCCGCGACTTCGACGAGGACACGGTCTGGTTCGAGCGTGACGGCGGCGACCAGGCCGGTACGTGGCAACAGTCCTACACCGTCAACGACGAGGACACGGTGGTGTCGCTGACCGGTGACCCGGTCGAGGTGCGCGCTGAGACCCGGTACGTGCCCGTGCCCGCCGCAGAAGCCGTCGATACCCCGCCACCTGCCGACGCTGAACCGTCGGGCGACACCCCACCCGACGACACGACCCCGCCCGCCGAGGACGCAACGACGACCGAGGAGCCGGCCGGCGCGCCGGACGCCACCGCCCCATCCGCAGAGGAGACCGCTATGCCAGACACCCCGGGTGCCGGTGCGACCGCGCCCACCAACCCTCGCCAGGTGATGGAGGCCGAGCTCGCGCAGCTCCGCCGCACCGCCGCCATCCACGCGGCCCGCAACCGGGCCCGCGACGTCGTCACCGAGACGCTCGCCGACGCGTGGCTGCCGCCGCTGGCCATCCGCCGCATCACCGCCGACCTCCTCGAGGACGACCGGCTGCCGCTGGTCAACGACACCCTCGACGAGGCCGCCCTCCGCGACCGGGCCACCCGCGCCCGCGACGCCGCCGAAGCCGAGCACGCCGAGTCGCTGCAGGCGCAGGGCCTCGGACGGCCCCGCGGCCTCGGCGGCACCGCCCAGGCCGGCGGCGAGCAGATCAACCTGGAGGAGCGCCTCGGCGGCGCCTTCCGCGAGCTCGGCATGTCCGAGTCCGCAGCCGACCTCGCAGCGAAGGGACGCTGAGCGATGGCCAAGAATCGAGAGTTCGAGCACGGCAACCAGCTCTACCTGCCGGTCATCGCCGGCGTCGTGTCCGGCGGCCCAGTGGTCGTCGGCATGATGCCAGGCGTTGCGCTCACCACCCGCGACGCCGCCGGGTTCGCCACCGTCCAGGTCGGCGACGGGGTGTTCAACGTGTCCGTCACCGGGGCGCTGGCCACCGTCGGGCTGCCCGTCTACATCACGAGCGCCACCGGCGCCCTCGTCGTCGCCGCAGGCGTCGGCATCCAACTGTTCGGCCACAACCTGGCCACCAAGGGCGCCGGCGCCGGCGTCATCCCGGTCCGCCTCGCGCAGTTCGCTGTCGCAGTCGGCACCCCGGCCTGATCTCAGGAGGATCTGACATGACCGATTTCCTGGACCTCCTCGAGACCGTCCGGGCCGAGGAAGCATCCATCCACCGCCTGTTCGGCGACGCCGGCACCTCGGTGCGCGGCATGCGCCGCGACGACCCCCGCTACCACCGCTCGCTGGCCGAGGCCGCCGAGCTGTACGCCGGGGTCCTGTCCGGCCGCACCCCGATGCACCGCATGCAGGAAGCCATGAGCACCAGCGACTTCCCGCTGCTGTTCGGTGACATCCTCGACCGGCAGATGCTCGGCGCCTACGCCGAATGGCCGAGCGTGTGGCCATCCGTGGCGCGCCGCGCGACCGTGCGGGATTTCCGCACCGTCAAGCGGTTCACCATGGACGGCGCCGAAGCGGTGCTGCCCGAGGTTCCGCAGGGGTCGGAGTACCCCGAGGAGGCCCTGACCGAGGGCAAGTACGAGTACGCGGTCAAGAAGTTCGGCCGCCGGGTGCCGTTCCTGTGGGAGGCATTCATCAACGACGACCTCGACAGCCTGCGGAACACGCCCAACCGTCTCGCCAAGGCCGCCCGCATCTCCGAGGACCGGTTCTTCACCGACCTGTTCACCGCCACCGGCGGCGGCCCGGACGCGACGTTCTTCGCTGCCGGCAACAGCAACATCGTCACCGGCAACCCGGCGCTGTCCGTGGCCGGCCTACAGACGGCGTTCACCGTCCTCGCCGCCCAGCGCGACATCGACGGCAACCCGATCCTGAGCGGCAACGTCCGGCTGGTCGTGCCGCCGGCGCTCGAGGTCGTCGCCAACAACATCCTCAACGCCATCCAGATCGAGATCGCCGCCGGCTCCTCGTCGGCGACCGCCGACCAGCTGGTGGCCAAGAACTGGATGACCAACCGGACCACCCTCGTGGTCAACCCGTACCTGCCGGTGATCGGCGTGACGAACCCCAACTCGTGGTACCTGTTCGCCGAGCAGGCAGTCGGCCGGCCGGCGCTCGAGATGGGGTTCCTGCGCGGCCACGAGTCGCCGGAGCTGTTCGCCAAGGCGCCGAACGCGCTGCGCGTGGGCGGCGGGCCGGTGGCCGTCGAGGACGGCGACTTCGACACCGACGGGATTAACTACAAGGTGCGGCACGTGTTCGGTGGCAGCCTGCTCGACCCGAAGGCTGCTGTCGCCTCCACGGTCGCCTGATGCCCGATCCGCGTCCCACCCCGCGCACCGTCACCGACGAACTGCTGTCGCTCGTTCTCGACGAGCTTCGGGAGTTGCGGTCGGATCTGGCTGGTGCCCGGGGTGGAGACGCGGAACAGCCGACGTCGGGGCGGGTCGAGATCCGCGAACCGGCGCCGACGCTTGCCAAGAAGGCTGCGCCTGCCAAGAAGGCCACAGCCAGTCCGCGCCGCCGTTCGACGTGAGAGAAGGGGTCAGCGATGGCTGCCGGTCTGCGCATCCGCAAACTCGCCGACAAGACCAGCGACGGCCCGCCGTGGCCGCTGGCCGGTGTCCGCTTGGAGGGCGAGTTGCCCGACGAGTGCGGCGTGTCCACCAGGTTCGTCGCCGCCGGCCGGGTTGAAGGCTGGATCGACGTCGAAGGCGAGCAGGTCGTTCACCGGCCCGGCGGCCCGCCAGAGGAACCGTGGCGGGTGACACACACCTTCGTCCAAGCCGATGTGATCATCTTCCGCTTCCTCGACGGTGATGTGCGCTATCGGGTGACCCATCAGCCGGACAAGTACGTCGACTCCGACGACGACACCGAGCCGGTCACTGACGAGGTATACGCCGCTGGGCAGACCAAGGTGGACTTCTTCTACTGGCTCGAGCGGGAAGAGGGCTGACCGGTGGCCAACCAGGTCTTCAACATCAGCAAAGGCCGCTTCGCGCACTGGGCCACCCTGCCCGCCGCCTCGGACGCGCTGATCGTCGTCCCGATCGAGACCACCGGCCTCGAGGGCGACGACACCCTGAACAACCACGACAACCTGTCGGTGCTGCTCGCGGCGGCGAACAACGAGCAGACCACGCTGGGCCGCAAGACCGTCTCAGCCTCGGTAACGGTCACGGTGGACGACACCAACAACTGGGTCGACGTGGACATGCCGGACCAGGTGTGGACGGCGGGCACGGGGAACGCGATCTCGAAGCTGCTGATCTGCTACGACGGCGACACCGGGGCTGGATCGGACACGGACATCCTGCCGCTGACCCATCACGATTTCACGATCACCCCGGACGGCTCCGACATCACGGCGCAGATCGCTGTGGCCGGGTTCGCGCGGGCAGCCTGATGACCGAGGCGACACAGCAGACGCCACCCGTCGACGCCGGGAACCCGTTCGTCGGCCCGGACTACCCGGCGTTGCTCACCACCGCGCAGGTTCAGACCCCGGCCGGCCCCCGGCTGCTGCTCACGGTCCGCTGCGGCCCGGCGACCGTCACGGTGAACCTGGCGAAGCAGGACGCGAAGGTGTGGGCGTCGCAGCTCGAGAAGGGGGCGGACGCGCTGACTGGGCTGATCGTTCCCGGGCTGAACATGGCCGGGCTGACCAACGGGCACGCCCCGTCGGCCGAGAGGGGCGACTGAGATGTCCACAGGCTGGATGGAGTGCATCTCGTCGGCGCAGGTCGCCGGGCCGGCGCTGGCGTCGTTCACGACTGCGGTGTCGTGTCTGCCGACGCCGGCGCGGCGCACGATCCCCGCGGACGACTGGTTCCTGGGGAAGATGCTGTGGGTGCGCGCTGCGGGCGGGATCTCGAATGTGGTCACCACGTCGCCGACGTTCACCTTCGAGTTCCGCCTTGGCCCGACCTCGACGATCGTGGCGTTCACGACCGGTGCGCTGGTCACGTCGACGACGGCGCACACCCTGGTGCCGTGGTGGCTGGAGATCATGCTGACCTGCCGGTCGCTTGGTTCGGGCACGTCGGCGAACCTGATGGGGCAGGCGCAGTTCCACTCGCGGGCCGTGATCGACGCCTCCGCGGCGGACATAACGACCCATGGTCACCCGGACTTGCTGGCGCCGGAGACCTCTCCGGCGGTGGGTACCGGGTTCGACTCGAATGTGGCGAACATCGCGGACCTGTTCGTCGCCTGCCAAACGTCGAACGCAGCCAACGCGGTCACCCTGCACCAGTACGCGCTGTTCCAGACCACCCAGCTCTAACCATAGGGCGGGAGGCCGCATGCCCGTCGCCTTCGATGCCGTAGGCCCGTCCGCCGCTGGCGCCAAGTCGGTCGGCAGCGTCACGCTGTCGTGGACGCACACGGCCGGTGCCTCGGATGTGGCCCTGGTCGTCGCGGTGGCGCTCGGCATCGGGGACGACACCGGGGTTTCGGTGACGGCGAAGCTGGACCCGGCCGGGCCGAACACGACGATCCCCACGCTGGGTCCGGCGATCCATTCCGGCGGCTCCACCGCCGGATTCGTGCAACTGTTCGGGCTGCCCGCCGTGTCGTCGGGCGCGCACACCATCACCCTCACGGTCGCCGGAGCAACTCCAACGTCGCTCAACGGCGGTTCGGTCAGCTATACCGGCGCGGATCTGGTCACCGCGTTCGGCACCCAGCAGTCGTTCACCCAGCAGGGCACCTCGACCCCGAGCATCACCTTCACCGGCTCGACGGCCGGGAATATGGTGTCGGCCGGGTTGGCGCACGGCCAGTCCATCACCAGCGTGACCGCCGGCACGTCCCGGTGGATCAGCAACGACAACAGCGGTTCGGCCGCGGGTAACGGGGCTCAGGCCGACATCGCGGCCGGCGGTTCGGTCACGATCACATGGTCGGCCACCAACGACTGGTGCGGCATCGCCGCCGTCGAGGTGCTCGCCGCAGGTGGCGAAGTAGCCGGGCCGCTGGTCGGTTCTCGTCGACGGTCCACCCCCGGGCACCGCCGCGGCCCCACCAACCCGATGCGGAACTACCGGCGACCACGGGCGACCGAAATGCCAGCCGTCGGCTTGTCAGCCGCGGTCGATCAAGCTGTCGAGACCGACACCGCAACAGCCCTGGTCGAGCTGAAACTCAAGGCCGTCGGCCAGATCACTGAGACCGACACGGCTGGCGCGATCACTACCCGCAAGACGAGGGTCATCGGTCAGGCCAGCGAGCTCGACGCCGCTGGTGTCATCAGCGTCGTCGCAGGTCTCATCGTCGGTCAGGCGCTGGAGACCGACACTGGCACAGCGGTCGGCGAGCGGAAGCTCAAGGCGCTCGCGCAGGCTTCTGAGACCGATACGGCGACTGCGCTGGTCGAACGTAAGACCCTGGCCGTTGGCCAGGCGTCCGAGACAGACACGGCGACCGCAGTCGGTGAGCGGAAAACCAAGACCGTCGCCCAAGCGATCGAGACCGACACCGCGACCGCGATCGGCGAACGCAAGGCCAAACTGATCGCCCAGGCGGTCGAGCTCGATACCGCGTTCGAGATCATCCGGCCGGGTCAGCTCGCGAAGGTCATCGAGACCGACACCGCCCAGCCGATCACCGAACGCAAAACGAAGATCATCGGCCAGGCCGTCGAGACTGACACGGCCACCGCGCTGCTCGAACGGAAGACCCGGACTGTCGCCCAGGCGGTTGAGGTCGACACCGGCGCGGCGCTGATCGAAGCCAAGCGGAAGCCGCTCATCCAGGCCGTCGAGCTCGACACGGCCGGCGTGATCAGCCGGCTCAAGACGTTCACCATCGGTGCCGCCGCGGAACTCGACACCGCCGGCATCGTGTTCTCGCCCAGCTTGTTCATCCCGGCGGTCAGCCCGCCGGCCAGTGTCCACCGCGCCAGCGGCAGGGCTGTCCTACGCAGACCGGTCGCCGCCACACTCGGCCCGGCGTCGGAAGGGGCGACGCTGTCCAGGTCCTCTGCGGCTGTGGTCCACGAATCGAACCCGTCGGAGGTGGCCCTGTCGTGACCGCGTCCGTGTACTGGATCTCCACCACCGTCGTCATCGACTGGACCGTCACCAACCCGGACGGCGTGCCGATCCTCGATGCCACGGTCACCCTGGTCGTCACCAAGCCCGACGGCAGTGACGCTGCGCCGATCCTGGCGACCCACGAAGGCGCCGGCCTCTACCGGGCAGCGTTCGACCCCACGGCGGCCGGGCTGCACGCCTACGCCCTGACCGCCACGGGCACCGGGAACGACACCGAGAAGGGCAACTTCTACGTCAAGCCCAACCCGGCATTCGGCCTGCCACCCACCATGGATCCGACCACGATGATCGGGCAGGTGCGGCTGCTGGCGACCGACGTCGACGAAGACAACCTGATCTTCCGCGACGCGGAGATCACGGCGTTCCTCACCCTCGAGGGCGACTCCGTCAGGTTGGCGGCCGCGCAGGCGTTGGACACCATCGCCTCCAACGAGGCGCTCGTGTCGAAGAAGATCCGCACCCAGGACCTGGCCACCGACGGGCCCGCCGTCGCGGCCGAGCTCCGCGCGCGCGCGGCCGCCCTACGGAAGCAGGTCGAGGACGGCGCCGAAACCGACGACAGCGGCTTCGACATCGCCGACTTCGACCCCTACTACGGCACCCTGACGCTCTAATGCCGCGGCCCGGCTCGCACGTCATCCACCCCGACTGGGAGCAGCGCCACCGGCCGACCGCTACGGCGACGATGACCGCGCAGTGCGTGATCGACCGCGAGGACCCGGACGGGACGCCAGTGTTCGACCCGATCGCTGGCGTCACCACGCGGCCCCGGATCACCGTCTACACCGGGCCGTGCCGGGTGCAGCGCCGCTCGGTGGCCGAATCCGAACGGCAGTCCGGCGACCAGGAAGTCACGACCGCCGACTACCTCGTCGTCATTGAACACGACGCCGAGGACGTGCAGGTCGCCGACCGGGTCACCATCGGCGCCTCGTCGGACCCGACGCTCACCGGGCACGCGTTGACGGTGGCGTCGGTGATGCGCGGGTCGCTGCGCTTCGAGCGCGACTTGACGTGCGTCGACGACCTCGGCTGACGGGAGGCAACGCGATGATCGTCGTGGACGTCTCCCAACTCAATCGGCTCGCCGTCGACCTCGGCCGCGCCGGCCCGGCCGCGATCCCACCCACCCGGGTCGCGATCGCGAAGACCGCCCACAACATCCAGGCAACCGGCCAAATGTTCGCCCCGGTGGACACCGGGTTCCTGCGCTCGAGCATCGGCACCGACATCCGGCAGGGCGGGCTGGCCGCCGAGATCGGCCCGACCGCCGACTACGGGCACTACGTCGAGTACGGCACCTCCCGCATGGGGCCGCACGCGTACATGGGTCCGGCGTTCGATCGGCACGCCCACGAACTCGAGGACGCTCTGGGACAGATCGCCGCCGGCACGCTCGGCCGGTTCTGATGCCGGCACCAGGTGCGCGGACCGCGAAGGACGCGGTGCTCGCGCTGTTGAACCTGTTGCCGTTGACGGTCCGCGACGGCGACCAGATCAACGACGACCCGCCGCCGGTCGACGATGTTGGCAGGGTGAAGCCGTACGCGGTGCTGTGGGCCGGGCCCGGGCAGACCCTGCAAGAGAACCTCGCCGCCGTACCGGACGGCCGCCAGTTGGGGTGGCAGGTCACCGCCGCCGGCGCCGACGCCAACGGCTGCCTGTGGGCCGCCGACAAGGTCCTCACCGCACTGGTGGGTGCCCGGCTCACGATCCCGGACGGCGCCTCGGGGGTCATCTACCAGGTCGGGGATCCGGGGCCGGCGCGGGTCGACACCGCGGTGGATCCGCACCGCACCTACCTGCCGCTGCTGTTCACCTGCCGACTCGCCCCCCTTTAGGAGAACTCATGGCCGCGCTCACACGGCAGACCATCGGCCTCGGCAACGCGATCACACCCGTGGCGGCCGGCGCCTCCGGTGACACCGCCCCACCCGACGACCGCGGCTGGTTCGAGGTCGTCATCGGCGGCACCGCCACCGTCGTCACCCTCGTCGTCCCCGGCTCCGCGTACGGCGTGGCTCGCGGTGACGTCGTGACGGCCAGCCTGTCGAACACCACCCGCCGGTTCGGGCCGCTGGTGCCGGACCTTGCAGATCCGGCGACCGGGCTGATCACCATCAGCACGTCGCAGCAGACTGCCGTGACCGTCGCATGGGTGGGGGTCTGACCATGGGCGGCTGGGCGCACCTGCAACTAGGCGACGGCGACCCGGTCCGCGTCCCCGACGACCCGGACGTGCTGGCCGTGTTCGAAGCCCGCGGCTTCAAACGGGTCGACCCGCCGAACCCGCCCGGTGTCGCGGACACCTCACAGGTGGTGTCCGAGGTCGACGGGCACGGTGTCGGCTGGTTGCACGTCGTCCACGACGAGACGGGTGGCGCGGCGCGGATCCCGAACCAGCCGGGCGTCCTCGACGACTACCAGACCCGCGGCTGGACCTTGGCTGCCGAGCCGAAGCCGAAACCCAAGCCCGCCAAGAAGGCCGCCAGCAAGACTGCCGAGGCCGTCGAGTCGGCCCGAGAGAAGGAGTGAGATCCCGTGGCTGACATCACAATCGACGGCAGGGTCAAGGTCTACCACGTGCCGACGATCGCGAACATCGCCGCACCCACCACGGCCGAACTGAACGCCGGCACACGCATCGACAACGTGCTCGTCGCGGACGGGCTGATCGGGTTCGCACCGGAGACCGCCGACGTGGACAACTCCGCGCTGTCCTCGACGTTCGACACCGTGAAGGCGGGCCGGGCGTCGTACTCGGGGACAGCCCTTCGGCTGAAGAAGCAGGGCGGCGCGGACGCCCTGTACAACACCCTCGTCTATGGGTTCCTCACGCACGTGGTGATCCGCCGCAACGGCTCACTTGCCACCGATGCGTGGGCGTCGGCGAACGCGGTCGAGGTGTACCCGGTGGAGTGCGGCCAGGTCGCCAACGAGGACTACGAGAAGAACTCGGTGCAGAAGTACAAGGTCCCCGTGAAGATCCGGGACGAGCCGAACCTGCGCGCTGTCGTCGCCTGATCCCATGTACGCGGGGCGCGGCCAACCTCCCGGCTGGCCGTGTCCCGCTCCTATTCGCGTCAGCCGGGAGAAGCCGGGAGGATGAACAGCCATGGTCGACATCGCCAACATCGACGCCCTGCTCGAGCAGGCCCACCGCCCCGAACGCACCGTCGAGGTGTGCCTGCGGGGTGATCTGCGCGCCGAGTTCGAGCTCCTCGAGGAGCAGCTGGTCGAGGCCGAGAAGAAGCCGCGGGAGAGCTTGTCCGACCCTGGACCGGCACTGATCGCCGACCAGATCGAGGCGCTGCGGGAGCAGATGAAGTCGGCCACCATTCGCATCAGGCTGCGGGCGATGCCGCGCCGCGAATGGGCCACCCTGGTCGCCGAGCACCCGCCGCGGCCGGACGCTGCGGAGGACAAGGGCCGGCTGATCAACATGTCGTCGTTCTTCGACGCTGCGGTGCCCAAGTGCATCGTCGACCCTGACCTGTCGCCGACGCAGTTCGACCGGATGGTTGACGCGATCAGCAACGGTCAGTGGTCGGAGCTGGCGAACGCCGCCTGGCTGGTGAACACCGGCACCGTGGATGTCCCTTTCTCGCGCGCCGCCTTGCGGATTTCCCGGAACTCCGACGAGACGTAGAAGCGGCCGAGCGGCTTGGGGTCAGCCTCAAACGGTTCTACGGCTGGCAGCCAACCACGACAGTTGAGCGGGACCGTAACTGGTGGGGTCGGGTGGTCGCTGAGCGGCATGTGATCGAGCCGGAGTGGACCGACGCCGAGCGGGCGTGGCTGCTGGCGCTCGGCGAGTATCGCAGGCTGTTGTGCCCGTGTGGCTGCGGCTACCCGGCTGAGGTCAGCCAGGCGCCGGAGAACGAGGACCGGTTCTTCGTCGACGCGCCGACGCGTTGCTTCGCCCGGACTGAGATCGACAGGAAGGCCGCCCAGTACTCCGACGCGCAGCAGTCGGGGGCGCTGCTGTTCCGCGCGACGCTGCCCGACTAGTCGCCCAGCGACAGTTCCACCGGCGCCGTCAGCTGCTCGGCGGTGAACTCAACCGAACCGCGCTGCGGGCCGCCGATCGCGATCGCATAGAAGTCGCCACCCGGTTCGGCGATGACGGTGAAGCTGTACTCGCAACGGTAAAGCTCCGGGAGAACCTTGCCGGGTTGTAGAACCCCAGCATCGAGGCTCCCGATTCCCACGGTGCGGCCGTCTTGATCACTGATCACGACCTGAGACCCCGCGGCAATGTCTTCGTACCCCTCACGGGATGTGCAAGGCGCGAATAGCTCCTCCGAGAACAAAGGTGGCGGGACGAGCATCGTGCCGGTCACGGTGATCGCCGCCGGTGTCGTCGGCGAATCCTCGGCCTCGTCCGGCTCGCTACTCGCGCCTTCGCCGCAGCCGACCAGCAGCACGCACAACACCGCGGCGCCGATCAGGCGCGCCTTGTCAGACATGCCCGCAGCGTAGACCCGGACGGGGGCGGCGATGGCTGATCGCAGTGTCGTCGTCACCCTCGGCGCGATCGTCACCCCGTTCACCGCGGGGATGGCGAAGGCGCAGGCCGCCGCCACTGGGCTGGCCCGCAGCGTCCAGGCCCAGACTGCCGCCGCCAGCACCGGCCTGACCAAGATGGGCACCACCGCTGGACTGATCCCAGCCAGATTCGCCGGCATCGGCGCAGCGGCTGGTGTGGCCGGCGCAGCGGTCGGTATCGGAATCGGCCTGGCGGTCAAGAAGTTCGCCGATTTCGACCACGCCATGTCCGCCGTCGAGGCCAGCACGGGTGCGGCCGGCGCGGAGCTCGAGCAGCTGGGGCAGGCCGCCCTCGACTCTGCGGAGGACACGAAGTTCGGCGCCACCGAGGCAGCCCAAGGGATCGAGGCCCTCGGCAAGGCGGGCGTGTCGACCGGGGACATCATCGGCGGCGGCCTAGCTGGTGCGCTCGACCTGGCGGCCGCAGGTGAGATCGAGGTGGCCGCCGCAGCCGAGGTGGCCGCCGGGGCGATGACCCAGTTCGGGCTGTCCGGCGCCAAGGTGCCCCATATCGCCGACCTGCTCGCGGCCGCTGCCGGTAAGGCACAAGGCACCGTCGGCGACATGGCGATGGCGTTCAAACAGAGTGGCCTGGTCGCCTCCCAGATGGGTCTCTCCATTGAGGAGACGACAGGCACGCTGGCCGCCTTCGCCTCGAATGCGCTGATCGGGTCGGACGCCGGCACCAGCTTCCGGACCATGCTGCTGCACCTGGCGAACCCGTCGGGTGAGGCCGCCCGGCTGATGGACGAGCTCGGCATCGCCGCCTACGACAGCCAGGGCGCCTTCGTCGGCATGGAATCCCTCGCCGGGCAGCTGCAGACCGCGCTGGGTGGGCTGTCGGCGGCGGAGCGGGACGCCGCCCTGGCGACGATCTTCGGCATGGACGCGGTGCGCGGCGCGAACGTGCTGTACCAGCAGGGCGCCGCCGGGATCGCCGACTGGACCGCCAAGGTTGACGACGCCGGGTTCGCCGCCGAGCAGGCCGCCACCCGCACGGACAACCTCAAGGGCGACATCGAGAAGCTCGGCGGGGCTCTCGAATCGCTGGCCATCGGGCAGGCGGGCGGCGCGAACAGCGCGCTGCGTGAGCTCGTGCAGACCCTGACCGACGTGATCGGGATGCTGCAGGAGGCCGACAAGGCTTCTCAGCCCTTCTTCGATTCGCTCAGCCCGGACGAAGACCAGGGGATGACCACCTTCGGCACCGGCATCGTGGCCGGTCTGGACGCCATCAGTGGCGGCATGGCGTCAGCGATCATCAAGCTGGACGAGGGCGACCAGGCGACGAAGCGTTACGTCGAGGGCGTCAGCAAGATCCCGGACGCTGAGCGGGCCGCGACGGCCGCCCAAGCGCGTCTCACCGGGCAGGCCGCCCTCTACGCCGGGGCCGCCGCTGGCGCCGCCTACGCGACTGATCAGGAGACTGCTGCCCTCGCTGAGCTCGAGGAGCAGATGTGGGGCGCGGTCGATGCCCATCTCGCACTGTCCAACGCGGAGATCGGGGTGCAGCAGGCCGCCGATGACGCTTCGGCGGCGCTGGAGGCGAATGGTAAGACCCTGAATCTGAACACCCAGGAGGGTCGGAACAACCAGGGCGCGCTGAACGCCATGGCGGACGCCGGGAACCGGCTGATGCTGCAGATGCAGGAGACCGGCGCTTCGGAGGATGAGGTCACGGCGAAGTCGGTCTCCCTTCGGGCGGGGCTGGTTGCGACGGCCCGCTCGTTCGGGATGAACGCAACGCAGGCCAACGCCTACGCGGACGAGGTCCTCGGGATCCCACCGAAGGCGTCCACCGCGGTCTCCACCCCGGGTCTATCCGGTGCCCGCGCCGGCATCGCCGGTCTCAAGGCGGAGATCGCCGGGATCCCACGCCAGGTGTACATCAACATCTCGGAGACCATCACCCGCGGCATCCGCTACACGGCGGGCCGGGTCGGCGGGGTCAACGTCGGCCTGTTCGCCGAAGGCGGCTACGTCGATGCCGGGTCGCTTCCCCGGTTCCCGGCGGGCGGGATGGTGTCTGCGGGCTCCGGTGGCCCACGAGACGACAATGTTCTGATCCGCGCCAGCCGCGGCGAGTTCGTCGTCAACGCTGCGGCCACATCGGCGAACCGTGGCCTGCTCGAGGCGATCAACTCGGGCCGCGGCGGCGGCGCGCAGATCGTGGTCCACAACCAGATCTCGAGCCTGGAGGCCCAGATCCCGATGCTCCGCATGGTCATGGAGCAGATCGGGGTCGCCTCCGCCCGCGGTGTCATGGCCGAGTACCAGGCGCAGCAGCAGCGCGGACGGCGGGCCTGATGGTCGTCACCATCCTGCGCCCGAACACCACCCAGTACGCGGGCCAGTGGCGTGAGCCGCCGTCGAGCACGAACCTGCACACGCCGACGTCGGACAACTCGGACTCGTCGTTCATCCGCGGGTTCCGCGCCTATCCGTTCGACGGTTACTACTGCCGCATCGGCATGGGCGACATCAGCCTGACTGCCACCCAGCGGGTGAAGCGGGTGATGCTGCGGGTGCGGTTCGCCAAGAACGGTGCCGCCGGCAACTACCAGATGGCGAAGTTCACCCTCGCCGATCCGGCCCTGGACCGGTTGAAGACCCTCAACTGGATCCGCGCCTCGTCGGAGACCCCGGCCACCGTGGACTTCGGCTGGTGGACCACCCCGCCAGAGGGCGCGGAGTGGACCGAGGAGATCATCGATCGGCTGAACTTCTACTGCGTCAACTACAACAACATCGACCACTCCGCGATCTTCATGAACGTGATCGAGCTGTACGCCGACGTCGACATCGTCGCGCAGGCCACGGTGTCCGGGGTCACGGTCACCGGGCACACCACCTCGGCGCGGCCCACGGTGTCGTTCACGTTCAACCCGAACGCCGACTTCGACCCGCAGCGGTCCTACCAGGTCAAGGTGTTCACCGACGCGCAGACCACCGCCGCCGGGTTCGACCCGGGCAGCACCGAGGCTGTGTGGGACTCCGGGGTGGTGCGGTCGACCGTGGTGGAGGCGGTCGTCGACGAGTCGCTGGTCAACGGCATCACCTACACCGCCTACGTGCGGGCCAGCGCCAACTTCAATAACACCGACTGGTGGTCGGCATGGGCATCGTCGTCGGACTTCACGATGGCGTACATCGCGCCACCGACGCCGACGCTGACCGTCACCCCAGAGATCACCATCCCGTCGCTGCGGAACCTGCTCACGGTGGACACGAAGCTGAACCTGCTCACCGCCGACGACGCTTCCTTCGAGACGCTCATCGGCACGTGGACAGCGCTGGCGAACTGCGCCGTGGTCCGCTCCAACACGCAGGCACTCAACGGCTCCTGGTCGATGCGGCTCACCGCCACCGCCGGGGCGAACATGTCCGCAGTCACCATCGGCGGCGTCTTCGGCTACCCGATCACCGTCGGCCAGCAGTACACCGCCCTGGCCTCGTTCCGCGCCGGCACCACCGGCCGGTCCTGCCGGGTGCTCATCCAGTGGCTCGACAACGCCGGCGTGCTGCTGTCCACGTCCACCGGGTCGAACGTGTCCGACACGTCCGGCGGCTGGATCCAAGGGTTCGTCACCGCCACCGCCCCGGTCGGCGCGGCGCTGGTGCGGGTCGTCGTCGAGGTGCTCGCCGCCGGCGCCGCCGAGATCCACTACGTCGACCAGGTGTCGCTGCACACCGGGGCATCGACGACGTGGACCGCGGGCGGACTGCAGAAGCAGGACTCGATCGGCTTCGAACGGGTCGACTCGACGGTGATCGAGTACCTCGACTGGAACCTGCCAACCGCCGACACGACCAACATCATCAACCCGAATATCGCCGACGGCGGCGAGGCGTACGGCGACCCCAATCACGGCTTCTTCAAGCGCCACCCGGAGGACCGGATCTCCCTCGACCGGTCCGGGCTGGCCCGCCAGGGCGAGGCGTGCATCCGCTGGTCCATCGGCGACACCACCGGTTCCGTCCTCGACATCGGAACTCCCGTCGGCGTCTACTCGTGGACCGAGGTGCCGACAGCGACCCTGCCCGGCGTGCCCGGACGGACCTACACCCTGTCGATCTACGTGCGCGGGGTCACCGGGGCGTTGCCCAACGACATGGCGCTCGCCATCCGCAGCATCGACCAGACCGGTGCCACCGTCGGCTCGGAGTCCGTCGGGTCCACAGTTGCGGTCAACACGACATGGGTCCGGCTGACAGTCACCCACACGATGGTGGCGGCGTCGGCGGGCATGCGCGGCGAGCTCCGTAACACCAGCGGCGACCTCGCCGAGTACCTGATCGACCAGGGGCAGCTCGAGCAGGCCGCCGCAGCAACCGAGTGGCACCGATCCACGTTCATGATCCCGAACTGGCTCCCGGTCCGCGGCGCGCTCACCGCGCTGCGCGCCTCCGAGCGCGACGGCATCGCACGCTGGTACGACCGGGAGGTCCCGCCCGGGGTGATCCGCATGTACCGGGCCGCCACCCAGGTCGACGCCGGCGCAGGCGCCTTCGCCCGCTCCGCCTACACCTTCTACATCCCGACCCAGATCGACCCGTTCGGCGGCGAGGAAGCGATCCTCAAGGACCCGCAGCAGCCCGCATGGGACACCCTGGTCCGGGTCCAGCAGCGCAGCGAAACCATCGACGAGGACGTCACCCAGGCCCACCCCGTCCGGCCGAACGACCGGCAGCCCTACGGCAAGCGGCCCGTGATCGTCTCGGACTGGATCTCCGGGAAGAACGGCCAGATGTCGATCTTCGTCGACGACGACGAAACCTGGTACCGGCTGCAGACGCTGCTGCACACCAATAGGGCGCTGCTCCTGCAGTTCCCCGAGGGCGGCCAACGCTACGTCCGGTTCATGGGCCGCTCGTGGCCGGTGCAGCCCAAGCCCGACCCCAACGGCGACGTGACCTACTGGCGGCGCATCGTCGTCGAGTTCGTCGAGGCGGCCCGCCCGGTCGTGACCGCCTGATGTATCAAGTCTCCGACGCGTTCGCCCGGCACATCACCGACGGGCACGAGCTCACCACCAAGGTGTCCTCGCTGCTCGAGACGGACGCGGTTCCGGTGGACGTCTCCGGCTGGTTCGAGGGCGGGCAGATCACGCAGGCCCGGCAGGAGATCCGCCGCTCCGGCACGTTGACCTTCGTTGACGACGGCTCCGGCGCCGCCATCCCCACCTCCCCCGACCATCCGCTGGCGCCGTACGGGCAGGAGCTGTTCGTCGAGCACGGCGTCGTCTACCCCGACGGCACCGAGGAGCTCATCCCGCAGGGCGTGTTCCGCATCACCAAGGTCAACATCCGCTACCCGGTCGTCACCTGCACCATCAGCGACCGGGCGTGGACCGTGTCCGGGAACAAGCTCGAGGAGGCGCTGACGATCGCGTCGGGCCGCGCCTACACCGACGCCATCGAGGAGATCCTGCGCACCGCCTACCCCGACATCGTGCTGCACGTCATCGCCGTCGGGCACCTGACCCCGACCCTGGTCCTCGACGCGTTCTCCGACCCGATGGTGGAGTGCCACAAGATGGCGACCGCGATCGGCTACGAGCTGTACTTCGACCGGGTCGGAGAAGGCCACCTGGAGCCGGAGCCGGACAACTCCGAGGCCACCCCAGTGCTCACTTACTCCGACGCCTCCGAGCAGTTCATCCCTCGCCGCGACGTGGACTGGTCCAACCTGGCCACTTACGACCAGGAGCTGGAGTGGGACACCAGCGACGTGGTCAATGCGGTGTTCGCGTCCGGTGAGAACACCGAGAACGCCGGCCAGTTCACCGCGTGGGCGTATGACTTGGACCCGACCTCGCCGACCCGGTGGGGTGGCCGGTTCGGGATGCGCCCGCTGCAGTGGGTGTCGGAGAAGATCACTTCGACGGCCATGGCGCAGACGGCGGCGGCCACCGAGCTGCAGAAGCGGGCCGGCATCTCCGAGGGGCTGCGGGTGCCGTCGATCCCGCACCCGGGCCTGGACGTCAACGATCCGATCCTGGTGATCCGCCAGCAGTTGGGGATCAACCAGATCCATGTAGTCGACGCGGTGCCGATGCCGCTGCGGGCCAGCGGCGACCAGGTCATCGGGACGCGGCGGCGTCGGGTGGTGCTGACGAATGAGTGAGCCGACCGGGCTGGTGCCGCTGGTCACACCGGGGATCACTGTGCCGGGGATCGCCCCACAGACGAGACGGCGGCAGGCCGTGGTGGCCGCGATCAACGCTGGCCCCCCGGTCACCGTCGATCTGACGCTGGGCGGTGTCACGGTCGGTCCGGTCCGGTTCCTCGCCTCCTATGTGCCGACCGTCGGCGACACCGTGTGGTGCCTGCAGGACGACACCGACCTGCTCGTGCTCGGGGTGCTCCGCGAGGCCGCGACGCCGATGCAGATCCTCACCCGCGACGCCACCTTCCCGCAGGCCGGGTCCGTCACCACCGAGGAGGATGTTCTCGACCGCTACACCATCGCCGCAGTCGGCTGGGCGCGTCGCTTCGCCTGCCACGCGTCGGTGTTCACCAGCAACACCCAATCGACCGACCACGAGATCCTCTGGTACGCGGGCGCCGCCAGGATCGCCCGGCAGCAGGTCCGTGCGGTCGCCACCGTCCCCATCATCATCGCCTGTAACGCCGTGTTCAACCTCGCCGCAGACACCGGGATCACCCTCGAGTTGCGGCTGGCTCGGGTGTCCGGCACTGGCGTCGTCGCCAGCTCGGCCGGCGATTACACCAACTGCAGCGTCATCGGCGTCCCAACCTGAGCAGGAGGAACTGATGACCGAGCCTGATCCATACGCGGACGTTCCGCCGCCCAGCCCGAGCGACGGGCCGCAGGAACCGGTCGACTGGCGCGAGCTCGAGGAAGAGGGCCACCCGACATTGCCCGAAGGCGAGGAGTAATGGCACTCGTCTTACGTGGGGCGAACGTCACGGCTCAATGGTATGAAGACGACTTCACCGGCGAGTCGGTGTTCCCGTCGCTGGAGAAATTCGTCGGCCACACGACTGAAACCAGGGGCTGGCCCGGCTACAGCGGCGGCGCGTCAGCCCCGAACGCCACCTACCACCCGAGGCTGCGCGAGATCCGGCAGCACTTCCCCAGCAACTACTCCGCCCGTGCGCTACGCGACCCCACCTCGACCGTGGTGCGGGAGAACCGGGACCGGGTCTTCCAACTCGAGGTGGTGTGCTACTCGGACAAGGCACTCGCGCGCAGCGTCGACGGCCTGTGGGTGGGTGACCTGACCGACTCGCACTTCACCGACATCGCCTGGATCTGTATCCAGCTCAACGAGGACCTCGGTCTGCCGCTGCGGACGTCGGTGCAATGGCGCGAGGGGCAGGGCACCTTCGTATCCGGCGTACGGCTGTCGGGCCCGCAGTTCGACGCCTACCGGGGAATCCTCGGCCACGTTCATGTCAGTGCCAACACGCACTGGGACCCGGGCGGCTTCTACGCATCTCGGCTGATGGCCAAGATCGCGCAGTTGACCGCGCCGTTGCCAGTTCCCGTCCCGACTCCGACAGGAGATCCAGACATGTCGCTACTCATTCAGAAGGGCGAGAGCGTCGGCATCCTGCTGCAGGGTGACCGCGCGCTGAGCCTGTCGATCGCCGACGCACGGCTGATCCGCGACCAGTCAAAGGCGCAGGGCGCCCCGGTGCCGCTGATCACCGGGGTCTCGCCCGCCGGCATCAAGGTGATCCAGGACAACCTGGTCAGCGAGAAGCCGGTGGAGTCGCCAAGCCCTACCTCACCGATCCCGTGATCCTATCCCCGCACGAGATCGTCTGGCTCATCGACTGGGCCGGCTGGACCGGGGACGACCCCACAACCGGGCTGCCGCACCGTATCCTCGGCTGTGCCGTGTTCCTCGGCGAATCCGCCGGCAACACCGCGATCATGGGCCGCTCCACCACCGGGGACAACCTCGGCCAGCGCGACCACGGCTTGACCCAGGTGTCGGGCCGCTGGAACGGCGACAAGATCCAGCAGACGCCGAACTGGCGCGACCCACGGGTCAACATCACCCTTGCGAAGCGGATCTGGGACGAGTTCCAGGCGTCGAAGGGCAACGGCTGGCTGGCTTGGTCGGTGTACTCGTCGAAGTCGTACGAGCAGTGGCTACCCGATGCGCGGATGGGTGCCCTGTTCCCTTGGCCGCCGCCGTAGCCCATGTGGGATTACAGGGCGCAGCTGGTGAAGATCGACGACGGCGACACGATCGTCATCCTCGCCGATCAGGGCTTCTCCGGCCGGCAGGAGGAGGCGATCCGCCTCGCCGGAGTGTCCGCCCCCGAGCTCCGCGATCCGGGCGGCCCCGAGTCGAGGGCGTTCACCGAGGCGTGGGCCGGGCAGTTGCCGCTGCTGCGGTGGCCGCTGTACGTGGTGACTCAGCCGAACACGAACCCGGAGCCCATGGAGCGGCGCAGCTTCGTCCGCTACGTCGGCACCGTCTACGACTACGCCGACCGGGGCAGGTGCCTCAACGCGGATCTGGCGGCGTTCCTAGCGCAGCATCCGGAGTGGGGAAGCGGGATTTGAGGGGGGCCGCATGGTGTCCGAACCGACGCAGCCCCAACGGCCGAGCCTCCCCGTACCGGACCCGACCCAGCTCACCACCGATGCGCTGCTGCGGGAGATCAGCCACCTACGGGAGCTCCTGACCGCGCGGATCGAATCAGCGGAGGACAGCCAGAATGCCTATGAGCAGGCTCATGCGGAGGCGCACCGGATCAGGGCGACTGAGGTCGCGCAGGCGATCGAGCACCTTACAGAGTTATGCGCCGAAAGATTCGCTGGAATCCAGACCCAGCTCGTCGAGCGGGACTCTCGAGTTCAGGAGTCCTCTCAGGCAAGCAAGGATGCAATTGCCGCCGCTCTAGCTGCGCAGAAGGAGGCGGTGGCCAAGAGCGAGGAAAGCACCAAGGAACAGCTCGCCTCGATCAAGAGCGAGAACGCCACCACGGTCGCCAGCCTGGAGAGCAAGATCGAGAACGTCAAGGAGCTGATCGGCACGGCCGGTGTGCAGGCCGGGCAGCAGGCTGGCCGGGGCGCCGGGCTCGATCTCGCCGCCACTCGGACCTTCGCGGCGATCGGGCTTGTGATCGCCCTCGCCGCGGTGATCGTTACCGTCATCATCGGCACGCGCTAAAGGGAAATCGTCATGCCTCGCAGTCGACCCATCCTGATCGTCCAGTCGATCATCGCTGGGCTGGTTGTCGCGCTCGGCACCGCCGGGCTCGCCGATCTGCTCCCCGAGAAGGTCGTCAACGCGCTCATCGTGCTCGTAGGCGCTGTTCAAGCCGGCCTCGGCTTCTATCTGTCCGGGTCGAACACGCAGAACGTGCAGGTCGTGGCTACCCAGGTCGCGCCGGGCGCCGACGTGGTCGCCGGCGACGCGTCCCCGGTCGACACGGGTGACGTGTTGAACCCACAATCCAGGCTCGTCGACGTCACCGCCGGGGAGTAGCCTGACGGTCGTAGTGGTCCCTCGGGGTGCCAGCGTCAGCGGCTAACCCTTGCTGGATCTGGCTGCCAGCGTGCCCCCGGCTGGTACTACGAAACCGGGGGCTCCTAAATCCCCTGACCGCCCCGCTGGCTACGGCTGGCGGGGCGGCTTTCGTATGCTCCGACCCATGCCCAAGCCCGGCGACACCGTGCCCGCACCCGAGCACGGCCCGACCCACGTCAAGCTCGTCCAGCCGGCGACCTGCCCGAACGGGCATCCCCTGCCGCGGCACCACTGGCACCTGTGTGACCACGGCGGGCACCACGCGTGGCTGTGCGAGGTGTGCGACGCCGAGATCCACGCCGAGCACGAATGTCAGGGCCGCGACGCCGGCTACGGCTGCCGGGGCGGCAGGTCACCACCCGAGGGCCTCCTGCGCGTCATGCACGTCGACGTTGGAGTAGCACTCGGGGTTGTTGACGATGTGCCGTGCGTAGTCGAGCAGAGCGGCGTGCCCCTGTCGGTACTGCCCGCTGCCCTCGGGCCAGTCGGCGCCGGCCTCGGCCTGGGTGGCCAGCCGTCGCCCGTGCTCAAGGATGGGCTCGCACGGGTCGGATGGTGTGACCTGGACGCCTCCGCACGCTGTGAGCACGAGGGTGAGCAGAATCGCTGCGCGCTTCACGCCTGGCTCCTCTGAGGCCCGCTGACCCGGCACACCATGCCCTCACCATCACGCCACGGCTGCCAGTCGCCGACCGGCGCATAGCCCAGCGTCCATAGCGCACGGTCCCACGCACTCGGTCCTGGCGCTATCTCCGATACCGCTCGCGCGGCCACCGCAACCCCGTCCTCGCGCACCACGAGCTCGTACGGGCCGTGGTCGGTGAACCTCAACATCGCTATCGTTCCACTCACGATCGGACACCTCCCGTGTGTTCCGGTCGAGCCCGCCGCTGAGCGTTACCGCGCTCGCGGCGGGCGCCTTGTTATGTCTGCTCGCGCTTGATGAGCGCACCGATGAACGCCACAGCCGCGCCAAGGAGCACGACGTATAAGCCCACCCCGATCGTGGCGACTCCGACGCCTTCCAGATCTGTTGATGCGACGTGATCGGCGATGTTGTTGTAGTCCACAAGAGCAACGATTCCGACCAGCGCGGCCAGCAAGGCGCTGCCGATTCGGAGTTCGCGACCTGACCTAGACGTCAGCTCGAGCGTCGCCAACAGCGCGATGATGGCGCTGACGACCAGCACGATCACGCCGTCCCCGTCCGTACCCGTAACGCTCACGGTGCCGAAGACGCTGGAGACGGTCGCCCACGGCAGCAGCGCACCGATGATCGCCAACCCTGCGCCTGTGAGGGTGACGATCGGTCCGGTCTTGTTCGTCACGGGCACCGCCGGAGAGTAGCGCGGCTCGGGGCGGATGGGTGTCGGTTCGGTGGTCATGGCGTTGCTCCTTCTGGTTGGTCGATCATCGGAAGTTCTCGTTGGTCCACGGCGGCGACGGGTCCGCGAGTGCCAACCACAGCAGCAGCGCCAGCGCGAGCAGCGCGAGGATCCAGTTGCCCTGACGGCGGGTCACGGCTGGCCTGCCCGGAGGCGACGAACCTCGGCGATTAGCGCTCGGATCACGTCGTGCGGGTGGTACACCGAACCGCCCACATATTCGACGACCTCCGGCTCGTCGCCCGGCTCGGATAGCTGCTTGATCTTGGTCGGGTCGTAGCCAGAGTAGAAGTCGAGTAGTTGCGACAGGGTGAACTCGCCGCCGACCCGTTCGTGCCGGCCCGTCACCGGATCGCGGTCGCCGAGGCTGGTATTCAGCGCTTCCTCGACCCGGTCAAGGGTGAAGTCGTCCACCGGGAACGCGGTCACGTCACTGCCTCCACGATCATCTCGTTCCGGGCCGCCTGCCCCAATGGCACGGAGGTGTGGACGCCATCGCTGAGGTACGCCGGGATGCGGTAGTAGGGCTTCCCCGCCAGCAGCTCCGCCCAATGCACGATCCGCAGATTCGGATGCGCCGCCGTCGCGTCTGCGAGTTGCGCATTGACCCAACCGCTATTGCGCTGGTCCGCCACTTGCACCGACGCCGGCTGCGACCAGCGGCACACGTGCACGTTGACCCACACGACGGTGCGGTCCGGGCCGGCGATGCCCATCGCCCGGTCGACCTGGGCGCGGAACCCGGGCGGGGCAAAGATGTCATTCGATCCGGTCGCCATCAGGATGCGTGACGGCAGACCGTACGCGGCAGCCCACGCAGCGAGGGCGTCCACCGCGGGGGCGGTGGGGCGGGAGGGCCAGTTGTTCACCGCCATCGGCGACCCGTCACGAGCCGCCAGCCGCACCGCGAGCGTGTAGCCGTCCTGCTTGGCGATCGAATCCCCGAACGCGAACACGCCACCGTTGGTCACGCAGTACGCCCGCTGCCCCGTCGACGAGATGGACGGGGTGTAACCGGTCCAGTCGCCGAGCGTGCCCGACCCGTAGGTGCCGTACGTGGCGGCGTCGGCGGCCAGCGACGGCACGGCCAGGGTAGCGGCGCCGGCCGCACCGGCTGCGAGGAACGCGCGGCGGTTCATGCGGTCCACTGCCGCACGGGGATGCCGGCACGTTCGGCTGCGGTCGCGCAGTGCGTCGCGCCGCGTGAACCGTTGCGGATGAACGTCAGGCAGATGTCGGCGCCGAGATCCACCATCGTTTGATTACGGATAGGGCCGGCGGCCTTGCCGAGCCTGTCCCATTCGGCTTCGTGGATCTCGAGCTTGACGGGCTGGGCGGTGAACCAGGCATTGATGCGCCGGACGGCGTAGGTGGCATGAAGATCTGCGCCGGTAGCGCAGCCGCCATGTACGACCGTGACGTCCCCACGCTCAAGGGGATGCTCCGTGAGGACGTCGCAGATCGCGTCGTCGACAGCCCACCGACCCCGCCAGTCTCGGGAGCCGGTGACGAGAATTCTCACGTCTCGGCCCGCCGTTCGACCATCGCCGAGAACACGTCCGCCTCGGATGGGTCGAGCATGCCGAACAGCCACCCCACGAGTAGCAGCTCGTCGTCGGTCTCCGGCTGGAACGCGGTGTGCATCCGGGCACGGACCTGGTCGACGTGCTCCGCGTATTCGATGTCCGGATGGCGGCTCATGACTCGCACCACGCGATCGTCCGGGCCTCGGCCGGGTGACCACCCTGCGCGGCCAGGCCCTCGTCCAGGGTCGCGTACTCGACCCTGTTGCCGTCCCGCACGATCAGCGCGCCGGCAGGGACCTCCGCCTCGATGCGGGCCGCACAGTCGTGGATGTCGGCGAGCACCGCCACTACCGGGTCGGTCTCCCACCAGGGCGATCCGCCCGTGTTGGCGTGGGTGGGTAGGGCGGTGAGGATGGGCAGCGCGACAGCGGCGTAGAGCAGGAACCGCAGGCTGGTGCAGGCCGCGACGCGGCGGAAGGTGAGCGGGCGGTGGGCCACGGGGTGCTCCCGGTCGGTAGGATCGACGGGAGCTTGGTGACGCCGTCACCACACGGGGCCTCAGAGCCGCATACTTTCGGACGGGTCCGAACGGCTCACCAGCCGTTGACCTGCGCTGATTCGTCTAGCTGCTGGTCACGTGGGTGGCGGAATCGGGTTCAAGTCCCGTCACTCACCCCACACGCTACCTGCACAAACATCGCTTGGCAAGACCCTATGTCACCCCCGTGTCACCATGACCGGGCTATCATGGGGCGCATGGCGTGGGTGAGGACCCGGCACAACAGCGACGGCACCACCTCCTACGCCGTCATCTACCGCCACGGCGGACGGCAGACCAGCCTCACCTACACCGACGAGAAGGCCGCCGCCCGCGCGGCCGCCGCGATCAACGCCGGCCTCTCCCCCGACGAGCTGATCTCCCCCACCCCCGATGCCTCCACCTTGTCCGTCGCCGAGGTCGTCGACCGGCACGTCGCCCAGCTGACCGGCGTCACCGACCGCACCCGCCACGACTACCGCATCCAGGCCCGCCGGCACATCACACCCACCCTCGGCGGGCTACCCGTCGCCTCGATCACCCGTGACCACATCGCCACCTGGGTCAATGCTCTGGCCCGGAAGGTGTCCACCAAGACCCTCGCCAACCTGCACGGCCTGCTCTCCGCCGCGATGGCCACCGCCGTCGAGAGCGGCTGGCGCACCGACAACCCGTGCCGTGGGATGCGGTTGCCCCGCTCCGACGACCACGAGCGCGCCGACATGCTCATCTTCACCCCCGAGCAGTACCGCCGCCTGCACGCTGCCCTGCCCGCCCATTGGCGACCGTTCGTCGCCTTCCTGGTGGCGTCCGGTGCCCGGTTCTCCGAAGCCACCGCGCTCGCCGTCGGCCAGGTCGAGCCGGACGGGTCGCAGGTACGGATCATCCGCGCGCACAAGCGGCAACCCGACTCGACCTTCGAGGTCGGCCCCACCAAGACCCGCCGCTCGAGACGCACCGTCGTGATGCCCGACGACTACGCGCCGATCCTCGCCGACCTGGTGAACAGCCGCCGTGGTGACGAGCTCGTGTTCACCAGCCCGACCGGGCAGCAGGTGCGGCACTCCAACTTCCGCAACCGCGTGTGGGTGCCGGCCATCACCGCCATCACTGTCTGCCCGACCCACCTGGCCGAGCACCGGGTGTCGCGGACGCCGGGGTTGCCGGAGCCGTGTGGCTGCGCCGGGTACATGACGCGGCGGGCCCGGATCCATGACCTGCGGCACACATCGGCATCGTGGATGATCAACATTGGGGTGAGTCTGCCGGTGATTCAGCGCCGGCTCGGGCACGAGTCCATCACCACCACGGTCGACACCTACGGCCACCTGTTGCCCGATGTGCAGAAGACGGCCGCGCAGGCGATCACCACCATGTGGGCTATCGAGCCCTCACCCGCCGAGTAGCTCGTTCAGGCAGCCGTCGAGCTCGAGCGGGCCGACCAGCGCCAGGCAGTGCTGCACCGCCTCAGCCTGCGTCCAGACGGTGTTCTCGACCGGCGGCACGGTCACGTCGGGCAGCGGCTCCGGCAGCGGCGGCACGGTGGGCAGCAGCTCGGGGAGCAGTGTCGGGGCCGGCATCGGAAGATCCAAGATTTCGGCTGGTTCGTTATAGGTGGCCGTCGAAGGTGCAACGCCCCTTGTAGGTACCGGTGACGGCGTTTCCCCCCACTCAGGTATGAAGTCCCCGGGCACGGTCGGCGCCGATGTCACCGCCAGCACTGGCTCCCGTGACCGCTCTACCGGATCAGCCGCGCCCAACGTCAACGCCCCGGCTGCCGCCCCGGCGACAGCCACGGTCGCAGCCGAAGCCGTATGGTCACGCAGCTGCGAACCCAGCCACACGAATGGTGGGACGAGCACGGTTTTGCCACCGCGGATGACGCGCAGCGTGATATGTCGCTGCTCCGGGATCCTGTCCTCCACCTTCGCTTGTTCGAGCTGTGCAGTGATGTGCTCCGCCTCGTCAAGGAGCTCATCCAGCCGTCGTGTCAGTCGCCGCCGTTCGGCCTCACGCATCTCCCCATATCCCCCGCTCGATCATGCTCCTGGCAGCTCCTCCCGGCGCTCGATCAGATCTTCGAGACGGAGCTCACGCATTGCTTGCATCGCCAGCTCCGCCAACTTCCCCTCGGGCCAATCAAGACCCTTCTTTTCAAGCCACTTCCGGTTACGTAGCTGCGGCCAGTGGTTGCCGTTGATGAGATCGCTGATGACGTCGACCTTCACGCCGGACCTCTCGGCCAGCTCGCGCTGCGTGTAGATCTGCAGCTCCGCCATGCGCACCTCAACGGCCGCGGCGACCATGAGCCGCGCGGCCTTAGGCACGCGTGAGCGGCCCGCCATGCTCGGGAGACTATGGGAAAACGCGGGAGATTCCAAGTGATGGTCGGTCCTGCTTGCGGTCTCCCTATCTTTCCCGTACTCTCCCGGACATGGCTCAAGCGTCCCGTGTTCCGGATGAGGATCTTGCCATCATCGGCACGACGATTAAGAAGCTGCGCGGCGAACAGGGCCGCCGCGTCGGGGACTTCGCCGCCGACGTGGGCATCAGCCGCCGGCACCTGTCCTACATCGAGCACGGACACGGCCGTGCCTCCGTCGCGATCTACGGCCGGATCGCCCAAGCGCTCGACGTCCCGCTCGATCGCATCCTTGGCCAGAGGGTCGGTGCAGCATGACCGAGCCGCAGCGTTACGTCGCCCGACCTGTTGCCGTGCAGGCCATCCGTTGCACTGGCCGGATCGAGGATGTCCCGGCGGACTGGCGCCTGGACGGCGAGTTCACCGTCGATGACACGACCGGCGACGTCATCGTCCAGACACTGCAAGGTCCGTCTCACGCGGGCCCGGGCGACTACATCGTGCGCGGTACGGCCGGTGAGTTCTACCCGGTCGCGGCGCTGATCTTCGAGCACAAGTACGAGCCGCTGGCGGTGATCGAGTGATGGCCGCCCCGTTGCGCACCCCCACCCAGGTCGCCGAAGACACCGGCTTCTCCGAACACCTGATCCGCCGCCTGTGCCGCGAACGCAAGGTCGAGCACGTCCGCGCCGGCCGCGGCCGGATCCTGCTCTCCCCGCCCCAGGTCACGGCCCTCGTTGCGCATCTCACGATCCATCCCGAGCAGCCGCGGGCCGATGTTGATCTGCCGACGCCGCTGTCCCGCGCCCGCCGACGGAGGACCGCATGAGACGACAACTCGCCGCCTTCTTAGCCGCGGCTGGCCTCGCGTTGGCTGGGCTGGTCGGCACCGCTACACCCGCCCAGGCCGCCTGCCCCACCGTCCTGACCATCCCGCATGACGTGACGTGGGGAAGCCAGTTCGTGGGCACGGATACCAGGGTGGTGCGCTGCGACAACGGCACACCATCGAACAGCGGCGACGACTATTACCGGCTCCAGTGGTGGAAGTACACCGACAGCAGCCAGATCCGCCGCACGTTCGGGTTCAACAGCAGCGGCAACCCGATCATGCAGTGGCAGTCGGACAACGGCAACCTCGCGAACCGGATCAACGGCTACTCGGAGTGGCGGGTCGGCGGGGTCGACTACGTCCAGCTCGGCGGGCAGCCCTGCTACACGCCGTGCCTGTTCACCGTGGTCGGCCGGGCCGACTTCGAGCTCTCACTGGATCAGAACTTCCAGCACAGCGTCTGGCGGTGAGAGCCCGATGACCGCCCTGTGGCAGCTCGCCATCGCCGTCGCCATCTGCATGGCCGTCTTCGTCGCCTTCACCAAGGCCGAGAGCTACCGCGACCACCATCCGCGCGGCCGCTACCGACAAGGCCGCTAGACCCCGAAGGGGGAACCGTAATGCTGCACCTCAACGCACCACCGACCAAGACCAGCTTCTGCCGCTGGGACGAGCCTCAAAGCCTGTACGCCGGGCTGCGCTACCGGGACCGCCGCTGGCCGTTCCAGGCCTGGTTCGGTGAACGCCTCGTCATCGAGGTCACCGACTCCAAGCTTGACCCGTCCCCGGTCCACGTCATGTCCCTCGGCGCCTGGGACCGCTTCCTGCGCCGCGTCCACGGCTGGCGACCCGACCACCGCGGCCAATACCGCCTCGGCCGGCTGCGGTTCACCGACGGCGAGGCGCAGGCGTTCGCCAAGGGTGTGGATGCGGGCGATTTCCACCGCTCGCTGATCGTCTCCACCTGAGTCGTCTGCCGGCCGGGTAGCCCACTCCCCTGGGTGATGGACCCGCCCCCGGAACGCATGCCGGGACCGATCCCCCCGGCCGGCAGGCCCAATGCCCAGCGCCCTGCGAGTGACCGGGAAGCCCCGCAGGAGCGCTGGGTCCCACACAGCACAGCCGAAAGCTCCGGCACCGCCGACACGCAGAACCGGAGCTTCCAGACGAAAGGAAGGCTATCCGATGGGGATGACCATCAACACCCGCAAGGTCCGCATCGGTGACCTCGACGTCGCCCGCGACCTGCTCACCCAAAACCTCGAACTGCCGTGGCCGTCGTCGGTCGTCGTCGAGGCCGAGCACGTCACCCTCACCGTCGACACCCTCGCCGCGGTTGAGGCGTGGGCCGAGGTCATGGGCCAAGACGTCGACCACGAGCAGCACTGGGACGGCACCTGGACCGACACCGTCACGGGGCAGATCACCGTGTTCGGCCGGTTCTCCAATGGCCGCCAGTCCGAGGACACCGTGGACGTGACGGTGTACCGGCCGGGGATTGCGCACGGGGAGCTGGTCTGACATGGCCGCCTGCTACGAGTGCGGCCAGCCCATCGTGGGCGGGCCGGTGGTCGACCCGGCGGCCGAATGGTGGCTGGGCGACCAGGCCCCGGTGTGGTGCTCGGAGGAGTGCCTGGACGCGTCGGCTGAGCGTCAGGCGGTGCACTGATGACCGCCACGACGACGCGCAAGCGCGCCGCCGCCAAGAAGGCCGCACCATCCGGGCCGGCCCGCATCCCGAAGCGTTCCCAGGGCTGGTACCGCGACCCCGACACCGGCGACAAGCTCCGCTCGGTCACCACCATCCTCGAGCAGGGCGTCCCTAAACCGCAGCTGGTCTTCTGGGCCGGGAACCTCACCGCCCAATCCGCGATCGACAACCTGCCCCACCTGATCGCATCCTCCCGCGACCCGGTCCGCCGCGCCGAGGCCTACGAGTGGCTGCGCCGCGCCCACACCCGGAAGAAGGACGAACGCGCCGACATCGGCTCCGCCGTCCACAAGATCGTCGAAGCGCTCCTGCTCGAACAGGCGCTCCCCAACGAGCTTCTCGACGACGACGCCATGGCCCCGTTCCTCGAGCACTTCCTGGCATTCGTCCGCAACTTCGAGGTCACCTTCGAGGCCTCGGAGATGGTCGTCGCCAACCCCGACGAGGGCTACGCCGGCACTCTCGACTTCCTGATGCGCTCCCCGCACCTGTTCGGCGGGGTGCTGCTGATGGGCGACACCAAGACCGGCGGCGAGATGTGCACCGGCGACGGGTTGTGCGTCCGGATCCGCCCGTACGAGTTCAAGGAATGCCCCGGAGACCTGCACACCATCAAGGGCGTCTACGCCGAGGCGGGGCTGCAGATGTCGGCCTACGCCCACGCGTCGGTGTGCTGGCTGCGCAACGGGCAGAAGGTGCCGATGCCGGCGGTGCATGACGTCGGGGTCGTGCTGCATCTGCGACCTGAGGGATACATCGTGCATCGGGCTCGCTGCGGCGACGACCTGTTCGAGGTGTTCACGCAGGGTGCCCGTCGGGTGGCCGAGTTCACCTCGCAGACCAGCAAGACCGTCATCGGCGAGCCGTTCGCCGTTCCCACCGCGTTGAAGGCGAGTGCCTGATGCCCATCATCGACATCCAACGACGACTGCGCGAGCTCGGGCGCATCCGCATCGGGCAGGTCGTGACGACCAAGTCCGGCAAGACCGCACCGTCAAAGCTCGACCGATTCCGGTTCACCTCGGCGAACCGACCGCTCCTGGAGCAGATCGCCGGGCACTACGGCGGTGAGGTCCGCGACTGGCAACCCCAGGGCAACGGTGCCGCCGGATTCGAGGTCATCACGGATGCCACCGAGGTCCCCGTCATCGTCCCGCCCGGTCAGCCCGTCTCGCAATGGTACGAGGCCTGGACTGGTGGCGGATGCCAGCGGCGCTGTGATGGCGCCACCGAGATCCTTTCCGACCAGCCGTGCATCTGCGCCACGCAGGACGAGCGGATCTGCAAGCCCACTACCCGGCTCAACGTCATGCTCCGCGACGTCGACGTGATCGGCGTGTTCCGCCTGGAGACTCACGGCTGGAACGCCGCGACCGAACTCCCTGCAGCCGCCGAGTTGTGCATCCAGGCTGCGGCAGCGCTCGGCCATCCGGTGCCCGCCGTGCTCGAGTTGCAGGAGCGGGTCGACAAGAAGGATGGCCAGACGCGGCGCTACATGGTGCCCGGCCTGGTCCCCGGTGTGTCGCCTGCCGCGCTCATCGGTGTCACTGGTTCGGCGCCTGCGCTGGCCAAGCAGGAGCGGCCTGCGATCGAGTCCGGTGGGGTGCCGGACTTCCTGGCCGAGGCGAAGGCCGCCACGTCGCTCGAGGAGTGGCGTGAGGTCTACACCCGGGCGTCGAACAGCGGCGCGCCGTGGACGATGCAGCTCAAGGCCGATCTGATCGCGATCGGGGAGCAGTTCAAGACTGCGACGCAGCCCGCCGGTGCTCCGGAACTGGATCCGGATGTGGTGTGGCAGCAGATCCTCGCCGTCGCCGGCGAGAAGGAAATGACCATCCCGGAGATCGAGGACGACTTCGCGCAGCGCAACGGCGGGGTCACCACGGCCAGCGCGTCCGGTCCGGAGCTCGGCGCCTACCTCGAGCACCTGTGGAGCGAGTCGTGACCGCCTCCTGGCACGCCGGGCCCCGCCTCGGCTTCGACGTCGAAACCACCGGGGTCGACGTGTTCACCGACCGCATCGTCACCGCCTCCCTCGTCAACGTCCAGAACGCCGGACGGCCCGTCGTCGAGCGGTGGCTGATCGACCCCGGTATCGACATCCCTGCCGAGGCCACCGCGGTACACGGCATCACCACCGAACACGCTCGCGAGCATGGCCGGCCACCGGCCGAGGCGCTGTTCGAGCTCACCGGAGCACTCGCGCTCGCCATGCACCGCGGCATCCCCATGGTCGCCTTCAACGCCGCCTTCGACCTGTCCATGCTCGAAGCCGAGAACCGGCGGCACCAGCTGCCGACGCTCGCCGAGCGGTTGGGCGGTGTCATCCGCAACGTCATCGACCCGTTCGTGATCGATCGGGAGGTCGACAAGTACAGGCGGGGCAAACGCACCCTGGCCGCGGCCTGCGAGCACTACGGCGTCACCCTGGCTGGCGCCCACGACTCGTCTGCCGATGCGTTGGCGGCGGTGCGTGTGGCTGGGGTGCTGGTGGCCCGGCATGCGTCGCTGCGGAACCTGACCCTCGACGAGCTGCACAACGCGCAGCAGGTGTGGCACGCCGAGCGGCAGCAGGATTTCGCTGCCTACCTGCGCAAGTCGGGGAAGGACGCGTCGGACGTGTCCGGCGACTGGCCCCTGCGGACTGTCCCAGCGGAGGTGCCGGCATGAGCGACTACGTCGGCAAGCACGCCGGCCGCAGCGACGGTATCCCCGGCTGCCCCGGGTGTGTCACCAGGGCGGCGGTCCTCGGCTCGTACCGGCCACGGCACGCCCGGAGGACGTCATGAGCGGCTACATGATCTACGACGCCCTCGGGCTGCTGGAGGGCTGGGGTGTCGGCGCCGTCGGTGGTCTGACCGTGCTGCTCGTCGACCGGCTATCGGACCGCCTCGCGGACCGGTGGCGCACCTGGCGAGAGCAGCACGCCACCGATCCCATCGAACCGGCCGCCGACACCGACACGGGACCCATCGGATTCGTACCCGACGTACCCGAGAACCTGGCCGACTGGCTCGCCGATGCGCCGTCGCTGCGACTGGATGACCTCGACCTGACCGTGCGCAGCTACAAGGCCTTGACCCGGCACGGCCTGCGGACCGTTGACCAGTTGATCCAGTTCACCCCGGACGGGCTGCTGCGGATCCACAACTTCGGCCCTGGCTCACTCCGCGACGTGCAGGCCAAGCTCGCCGCGGCCGGCTGGTTGCTCGCCGATGCGGCCGCCTGTGAACACGACCGGGATCCGGGCGGCACGTGCCGGTGGTGCGGCGACTGGCGTGACGGCGACATGCACCGCCCGGCCGGCGGCCGCTACCACGACGACCACGACGGCGTCTGCCCACCGATCCAGGTACCTATACCTGCGGAGGTGACGGCGTGATGGCCGAGTACATGGTGACCTTCGGGCAGCGCTACGCCCGCGAGCCACATCCCACCTTCGGCGACGCCCACCCCGACGGGTGGGTCGTCGTGGAGGCCGCCGACTACGAGCAGGCACGGGCCCTGGTCGTCGGCTGGCTCGGCTCCGCGTGGGCGTTCCTGTACGAGGCCGAGGACTTCCAGGCGAGCTTCTTCCCGCGCGGTGAGCTGCACCGGCTCACGGCAGGTGTGCCGTGAGCACCGGAAGGCCCCGTTGGTTCGCGGCGGTGTTGGCTGGCCGCCAGTTGCTGCCACACGCCGGTCCGGTAGGTCAGCCCGAGTCAATGCCGCGCGCCATCCGGGAGGCGGTCTACCGCCGTCAGACCGGGGCCCGCGACCTGACGGCCCGGCAGCGGCGCCGGGCGGCGCACAAGGCGAACCGCGCACTCCGGGATGCGTCATGAGGCCGCGCATCGACGTGATCCTCGCCGCGGCCGCCGCCCTGGTCCTGCTGGTCACCGTCCCGGTCGGGGTGCTCATCTACTGGGCGCTCACCGGGACCGGTGTGCTGCTGGTGTTCGTGGCCGGGCGGATCGTCGGCCAGCTGTCCGAACGTCGCCGCGCAGCACGCGATGCCCGCACGATCGAGGCGCTGCGTGACGCGCTCGCCCACACCGACCCGGCGAGATTCCAGTGAGCGCCCGGATGCGGACGAGACGAGGGCGGCGGCACCAGCGGTTCGTCGAGAGATACGGCTGCGACTGCCGCCGGCACGAGGGCATGGATGTGGCCCTCGCTCGAATGGCGGCCGACCTGAACACGGCGGCCCTCGACCAGCACGAACTCCGCGCCCTCGACGGAGGCCGGCGATGAGCGGCGGGCTGCCGTGCCCAGCGAAGGACTGCACGCGCCAGCGGCGGGGCGTCGACGAGCTGTTGTGCCCGCGTTGCTGGTATCGGGTGCCGTCCGATCTTCGCTCGCAGGTGTGGTGCGCATACCGCGACTGGCTCGACGACCGGGCCGGTCTGGACGAGCTGCGCGCCGTGCAGCAGGCCGCCATTGAGGCCGTGTCATGAGCGGCGACGTGCTCGACGTTGACGCCATCCAGGCCCGCATCGACGCAGCCACCGAAGGGCCATGGTGCTTCTACGGCGACGACCTGTGGCGGGGCACCGCAGAGGCACTCGCCGCCTACGACGCCAACCCCAACCCCGACGAGGACCTCTGGCCGTATGCCGACGGCAACGGGCACCTGTTCCACGGCGATCCCGTGCGGCCAGCCGACGCCGAGTTCATCGCACACGCCCGCACCGACGTGCCCGCACTGCTGGCGGCGCTGGCCGAGCGGGACGCCGCGATAGGACGAGTGCGGGAAGTCGTCGCAGATGCAACGTGTGCCCCCCGCGGCCATGCCTGGCGCTATCTCGCGGACATCGAACGCGCCCTGGACGGTGCGCCGTGACCGAGCCTGTGAACACCGTCAACAAGCCCCCCAAAACCTGGGAACAGGCCGCCGCCCAACTCGACGCCGCCAACGAAGGCAAGCTGCTCGACCCCGACTGCCGCGACGGCTTCAAGCACCGCTCCTGCGTCGGCGGCCCCTGCCAGTGCGCCTGCCACCTCGGCGAACACGGCCCGTGGAACCTGCCATGGATGCAGGGGTGAGCCTGGTGAGGATCGTCCGCCGCGCACCTGGCTGCCAGCGCTCCAAGACGCTCTACACGAGCTACCGGCGCGCCGCCCGCACTGTCGGCCGCCGCAACCAAGATGCCGGCCCGCTGCGCATCTACTGGTGCCCACCCTGCGGCGGCTGGCACATCACCAGCCAGACCAGCCAGCCGGAAGGGGCGGACCGGTGACCCTCGCCGAGCGCGCCATACAGGCCTGGCCCGCGATCGCGGCCGCCATCGTCATCGCTGCCCTGCTCATCCTCGCCACCGGCCGCGGCTACGTCCGCCGCATCCACAACGGCCTCTGGGCGTACGGCATCCGACGCGGCTGGCTCCGGCTACGCACCGGCACCGCACCCACCCAAGCCGAAGCCATCGCCCAGGTCGACCGCATCGTCCACCCCGAGGAGGAGACCCGGTGAAGGTCACCCTCGGTGAACAGCTGCGCGGACCCGCAGGGCACGCCCATGAGGTCATCACCAGCGGCAGGTACGCCAAGCCCGACTGGCAGGCCAGCCTGGCGACGTGGTTCCTCAACTGCCCAGGCCAGTCGGCCGCCTGGGACCGGTACGTGCTCTATGTGATCCATTTGCGGCCAATCCCTGGCGTCAAGCCCGCGGTGATCCGGGTCCCCGGAGCAACTCACGAGATCCTGCTCATCGCGCTCGACCCCACTCGGCGACCACAACCGAGCAAGCCACAGACATGGCGGTTCCTGCGCCCGATCAACGTCGAGGAACAAGTCATCCTGCCTAACGACGATGCCGCTCGCGAGCTCGGCAGACTGAGCGCCCGGGCGGTTCTCGCCGAGATTCTGCCAGCCGAACCGGCGCAGTCCGGCGCCGTGGAGCCGTGGCGGACCTCGCTGATCAGAACGTCGGCGCATCTTCGCGGCGAGGAGCACGCCCGATGAACTACACCTTCCGCCCCCTCGGCACCTGGACCGAGAAGCCAACCCCGAGCTGGGAACGACGCAGCCGCTACCAGTTCCGCGCCGGCTGGCAGTCCACCCTGAACCTCCTCGAACGGGAACTCGGCTACCTCGACGCCCGCAACATCGTCATCCAGGCCGACTTCACCGAAGGCGACATCCGCCTCGACGGCATGCCCCGCGCCAACGCCCGCCAACCCTCCCACCCCGGCGTCCGGGTCGCCTTCGACTCGAAGCACGGGCCGCTGATCTACGCCACCGACAGCTGCCAGTTCTGGCAGCACAACATCCGCTCAATCGCCCTCGGCCTCGAAGCGCTGCGCGCGGTCGACCGGTACGGCGTCACGAAGCGCGGCGAGCAGTACACCGGGTGGAAAGCCATCGGCGCCGGACCGACCGCCATGCCTGCGATGACTGTCGAGGACGCCGCCCAGTTCCTCATCGAGCATTCGAATTCGGCGCCGCTGAAAGTCGAATCCCTCCTGGCGATGCCTGCACTGAGTGCAGACCTCTACCGGCTCGCGGCCCGCAAGCTTCATCCCGACGTCGGCGGCAGCAACGGTGACTTCCAGCGCCTGCAGGACGCCAAGCGGATCCTCGACGAGCACGCCGAGGTGACGTGATGGCTGACAACAACCGGTGCGGCACCGGCTACCTCTACGGCCCCCAGCAGCTCGACCTGCCCCGCGGCGACGGCCCGCGACCCAACCACGAACCGAAGAAGTCGTCCGCGCCGTGGCACACCGAGCCGGACCGCGGGCCGCTCATCGTGCACGTCGAGCGCACACCGAAGGGACGGCGGGGACGCCGATGAGCAGCCTCGGACCGTTCATATGCGGCACGACCGGCGCCGACTGGCCGGAGACCCCCACCAGCGGCCTGTGCTGCATCGGGAGCGCCATGTTCGGACCCGACCGCTGCACCTGCTGGGAACCGGTGTACGACCTCGAACAGGCCGAGCCCCAACCCGAGCTGCCAGCCGGCGTGCGGCCGTCCATGTGCCACGACTGCGCCTACCGGCCCGGCTCCCCGGAACGCTCCGGCGACCCGAGGGCGGCAGGCACCGAGGAGGCGCTGCGCTCGCTGGTCGACGGTGGCGACCCCTTCTGGTGTCACCAGGGCATCCGTCGGCCGGTCCGGTTCGAGCACCCGTCGGGCGTCACGGTCCCGGGCAGTGAGCTCGCCTATGACCCGCCGATCATCGGCGGGACGCCGTACCGGGCGGACGGGACCCCGGCCGATATGTGCGGCGGCTGGGCGGCGTTGCGGCTGAAAAACGATCAGCGAGCCGCGCCTGCGAAGCGGCCATGAGCCCGATCCGGCCCGAGAACCGCGACCGTTACCCGGCCGACTGGCCCGAGATCAGCCGCCGGATCCGCTTCGGCCGCGCCGGCGGACGCTGCGAATGCCGCGGCGAATGCGGCCGGGGTACCCACACCGGACGGTGCCCGAACCGGCACCACCAACCCGCCTACGGCACCGGCTCCCGAGTGGTGCTCACCGTCGCCCACCTCGACCACACCCCCGAGCACTGCGACGACGCGAACCTGCGCACCATGTGCCAGGGCTGCCATCTGCATTACGACCGCGACCACCACGCCCAGACCGCGCAAGCCACCCGGGCAGCGGCGCTGGCCGCGCAGATGGATCCGCTGTTTCCGGCCGGGGTGCTGCCATGAGCCGCCCCCGCAGCCGCGCCTCCGCGAAGAAAGCTGGGACCGAGCTCGAAACCCTGATTGCCGGATACCTCGCCGCCCACGTCGACGACCGGATCGAACGTCGCACCCGCAACGGCACCAAGGACCGCGGCGACCTGTCCGGCGTGCGCGTCCGTGGCGAGCGGGTCGTCGTCGAGATCAAGAACGCCGCCCGCGTCGACCTCGCCGGTTGGGCAACCGAGGCCGAGACCGAACGCGGCAACGACGACGCCCTCGTAGCGCTCGTCGTCCACAAACGGCACGGCAAGGGCGCAGCCGGCGACCAGTGGGTCACCTGCACCGTCGATGACCTGGTGGCACTGCTCACCGGCCAGCGACCCGAGGAGACCTTGTGAGCCGCCAGGGCTGCTCCGTCGAAGGCTGCGACCGGCCGCTGCACGGCCGCGGCTACTGCCAACTCCACTTCAGCCGGTGGCGCCGCCACGGTGACCCCCTCGCCGGCCCACCGGAACGCGCAGACAACCCCGCCGACTGCCCCACCTGTGAAGACCTCGGCTGGCTGCTGGACACCGGTGAGCACCCCGAGCTGATCCTCACCCGACTCGGCATCACCAGAAACAGCCTCTACATCCACCTGCGGCGCCACCAGCAGCCAGACCTGGCCGAACGGTTCACCCAAGCCCGAGCACGCACCGCCGCCTAGACAGGAGACCCGCCATGCCCGACCCCGACCCCGCACCCCAGGTGCGACCCTTCGCCGACTTCCTCCGAGAAGCCGCCCGCGGCCGCTCCCACGACGAACTCTCCGACGGCCTACGCGACCTCGTCGCCCGCGTCCAAGACACCGGCAAGAAAGGCACCCTCACCTACACCGTGATCATCGAACCCCTCAAGGGCGACAACCAGGCCCCTCTCGGTGTCCGACGAGATCCGCCTCAAGCTCCCCGAACACGACCGGCCCGGGTCGATCTTCTACGCCGACGACCAGCACAACCTCGTCCGCAACGACCCCCGTCAGCTCGCCTTCGACAGCCTCCGCGAGGTACCACCGCGCGACGTCGACGCCCGCGACGCCCGCTGATCCACCCACCGATTCCGGACCCCGGAATCAGGAAGGACCACCAGACCATGACCGAACCCGCAGAGCTGCAGTCGCTGCCCTCCGACGTCCAGGCCGCCCTCGACGCCGGCACCGCACTCGCCGAACCACAACCCCTCGGCGACGAAGGCCGCTTCTTCTCCGTAATCACCCCGGCCGGCGCCGTCCATCGGGTCATCGACCTCGAGGAACACCTCGACGAGTTCCGCGACCGGCCACGCCGCAAGGCAGGCACCGTCACCGTGCACACCGCCTCCACCCTCGTCGCCTACCTCGCCAAGCACGGCCTCCCGGAGACCGAACTGTGGGCCGACGTCACCAGCTCGCGGATCGTCGCCGTCGTCAACGCTCATCAGCCCAGCCGCAACGAGAACGATCTCGTCCTGGACGAAGGCGACGCCGGCTGGTCCGATCACCGGGCCCAGCTGACCCTGCACAAGACCCCCGCCTGGGTCGCCTGGCTCGCCCGAGACGGGAAACTCAGCGGCCAGGTCGAGTTCGCCGAACACCTCGAAGACCGCGCCGTCGACATCGTCACCCCCACGGCCGCCGACATGCTCGAGATCGCCCAATCCTTCACCGCCAACCGGCGCGTCGCCTTCGACTCCTCCCAACGGCTCTCGTCCGGGCAGGTGCAGTTGCGCTACCACGAGGAGATCGACGCCAAGGCGGGCCCCCGCGGGGAGCTCGCCATCCCCGAGAAGTTCGAGGTCGCCCTGCAGCCCTACGAAGGCTCCCCGTTCTACAAGCTGCAGGCGCGGCTTCGCTACCGCATCACCGACGGGACGCTGCGCATCGGCTACGCCCTCGAACGCCCGGACGACGTGCTGCGTAACGCGTTCACCGACGTCGTCGACACCGTCGCCAAGGACGCCGACCGGCACGTCTGGCAAGGCCTCCCCACCGGCTGACCGAGCAGGCTCCGGCCCGATCGTCCCCCGGGCCGGGGCCACACCACCGAGGAGACCGCGCTATGCCGACAACGCTGGTCCCGCGCTGCACGTGGCGCACCTGCCGTAGCCCTGCCGTCTGGGCTATCGACGCCGGCACCCCAGGCATCGCACCCGGCCGGTACGCAGCCGCCCTCACCTGCCACGCGCACCGCCCGCATGTCGAAGCGCGCACCAGCCGCAACGCCGGCGACCAGCCAGCCCACGCCGAACGACTACCCGACCAGCCCACCCCGACCGGAGACCAGGAGCAGCTCGCAATCGACCTCTAGCACCTCGAGGAGCCCGCCTTGGCGGCACGCACCACCCGGCAGCCCCCGACCGACCCCGGCCGGGGGCAAGGCGACGTGATGCCATGACCGCCGTCGAACGGGTCCTCGACGCCCTCGCCGCCCACAGCGGCTTCGCCCCACGCCGAACCGGCACCGGATGGACCACACGCTGCCCAGCCCACGACGACCACAACCCCAGCCTCTCCGTCACCAACGGCGACGGCCGAGTCCTCCTACGCTGCCAAGCCGGCTGCGACACCGAAGACGTCGTCGCCGCCATCAACATGACCATGGCCGACCTCTTCGACCAACCCCGCGACCCGGGCACGAGCTCGCGCCCGAACATCGTCGCCACCTACGACTACACCGACGAGGCCGGGGAGCTGCTCTACCAGGTCGTACGCCTCACACCCAAGTCCTTCCGGCAACGCCGCCCCGACGGCAAAGGCAGCTGGATCTGGCGCCTCGACCGCACCCGCCGCGTCCTCTACCGACTCCCCAAGATCCTCGACGCCGTCGCCAACGGCGAAACGATCTACCTCGTCGAAGGCGAGAAAGACGTCCACGCCATCGAAGCCGCTGGCGGCACAGCCACCACCAACCCCGGCGGCGCCGGCAAATGGCGCTCGGACTACACCGACACCCTCCGCGGCGCCCACGTGATCATCATCGCCGACCGCGACCAAGCCGGCTACACCCACGCCCAGACCGTCGCCGCCGCACTATCCCGGACCGCCACCTCCGTCCGAACCGTCCAGCCCGCCGCCGGCAAGGACCCCCACGACCACCTGACCGGCGGACACAGCCTCGACGACTTCACCGACGCCACCCCACCAGCTGGCAGCGACCCGCTCGACACGGCGCCAGCAGACGACGAAAGGCCCGACCGGCGCCTCGTCCTCACCCCCGCCTCCACCATCCGCCCACGCCGCGTCCACTGGTGCTGGGACGAGCGCATCGCCCGCGGCACCCTCGCCCTACTTGCCGGCCCGGAAGGCCTCGGCAAGTCGACGATGGCCTACTGGCTCGCCGCCCGCATCACCCGCGGCGAGCTCCCCGGCGAGGACCACGGAACCCCTCGCGCGGTCCTCGTCTGCGCCACCGAAGACTCTTGGGAACACACCATCGTCCCCCGGCTCATGGCCACCGGTGCCGACCTGACACTCGTCTACCGCGTCGAAGTCAAACGCTTCGACGACATCACCATCGGCCTGTCCCTCCCCCGCGACCTTGCCGACCTACGGCAGGCAGCCACCGACACCGGCGCCGCCCTACTCATCCTCGACCCGCTCATGTCCCGCCTATCCGAAGCCCTCGACACACACAAGGACGGCGAAGTCCGCCGCGCCCTCGAGCCACTCGTCGGTGTCGCCGACGACGTTGACATGGCCATCGTCGGACTCATCCACCACAACAAATCCGGCAGCTCCGACCCGCTATCCCTGGTCATGGCATCCAAAGCATTCACCGCCGTCGCCCGATCAGTACACACCATCATCAAAGACCCCGACGACGAAACCGAAACACGGCGCCTATTCGGAACCCCCAAAAACAACCTCGGCCGAATCGACCTCCCCGTCCTCTCATTCACCATCACCCGCTGGACCTACGACACCGACGACGGCCCCGGCGACACCGGACAACTCATCTGGGGCGCCGACGTCGACGGCACCATCGGAGAGGCCATCCGCCGCGCCACCGAAGACCCCACCATCCGCAGCGCCGTCAGCGAAGCCCGCGACTGGCTCTCCGACTACATGTACGCCCACGGCCCCAGGGTCCCCAGCGAGGACATCAAGCGAGCCGCCGAGAAGGCCGGCCACGCCATCGCCACCGTCAAGCGAGCACGGCAGGTTCTACGCGTCCAGGTCGAGTTCGAAGGGTTCCCGCGGAGGTCGTACTGGGTGGTGTCCGATTTGTCTAAAGGGCTCGCGCGCGCAGGGGGTCCTCCGGGTGAGCCAGCTGAGCCGAATAGACAAAGCGGACAGGGTATATCGACCGATTCAAACCCCTACACCCCAACCGCCCACAACGAGCAGTCGGCTCAGCTGGCTCAGTGGGAGCAAGCCCACGCGCCTACGCGCGAGACAATAAACCCTGTCGGCGACCCCATCGCAGGACCATCACCAACCCTGCACGGCGAACCCTGGACACCCGAGTTCGAAGGACAATGCCCACCCTTCCAACCCGGCAACTTCCAAGGCATCGCACCCTGCCCCGACTGCGGATGGGCCCTCGACAGCCAAGCCCACGACCTCAACTGCGAAGGCGGCCGACCATGACCAACCCCATCGACTGCCAGCGCTGCAACCAACCCCATCCAAGATGCCGCGGCCACAACCAAAGAGGCGAGCCGTGCATGCGCTGGCCACGGACAGGCGCTCCGGTGTGTCCGCGTCACGGCGGCCACGCGCCGCAGGTTGAACGTGCTCGAGAGCGCCGAATAAAGGAGCAGAATGCGCGGGCGGCTGTTGGCCGACTGGATCTGAGTCGCAAGGTTGACCCGGTCACAGCTCTATTGGAGGAGATTTACCGCACTGCCGGTGTTGTGGCTTGGCTGGACGAGAAGGTCCGGGCATTGAATGACAAGGAAATGGTGTGGGGAAAGACCGAGGAGGTCCACAAGAGCTCGGGTGAGCATCCCGGAACGGACACGAAGTACGCCGCTGAGCGGAATGTGTGGGTGCAGTTTTGGCAGGACGAACGTGCTCATTTGGTGCGGGTGTGTCGTGAGGCGATTACGGCCGGGATCGAGGAACGGATGGTCAGGCTTGCGGAGCAGGAGGGCGCTCTGGTCGCGGATGTGCTTAGGCGTGCACTGGATGCGCTGTACGAGGCGTTGGTGCGGCTCGGCATGGCTGACCAACTGGTGGAGGAGTGGCCACGGTTGGTGGCTGAGATCGTGCCGCGGGAGTTGCGGGCGTTGACGGCGGAGGCCGCGTCGTGATCGGCCGGCGGCGGGATGCCCATGTGGCGGAGCAGCTGGCGCGGGATGACTGGCGGCGGCTGTCGATGCGGGTCGATGAGCTGCTCGAGGAGCGGCTGGTGTTCATGCAGATGCGAGACCGCGAGGTGGCCGATGGCGAAGCGTGAGCGGTACTGGGTGCACTCCGACCCGACCGGGCCCGATCCGCCGGACCGTGTCGACGCTGTCGCGACGGTGCACGACGCCGACAGTCCGCCGTGCCCCGGCGATTGCAACCGCTTGTGGCGGCAGGCCGAGAAGCGAGCAGCCGAGGCGCTCGCCAAGGGCTACCGGGTCAAGCCGCACGAGATTGAGCCGATACCGGGTGCGCCGGTGTGGTGCCGCAACTGCCAGACCGCCATCCGTGATGCCCTCGGCCGGTTGCCCGAGCTCGCGGCCTACGCCGCCTCGATGCCCGGCGGGAAGCTGGCGCAGACCGCTGAGACGGAGGGCCGGTTCGCCACCCGCGACGGGTCCCCGTCCGGCAGTCCGGCGTGGGATGTGGCGGACGAGATCGTGCGGTGGGCGCTGCGCTGGGAGGATCTGTTGCGGGCGCATCTGGGGCAGGTGTATGAGACGCCGAAGCTGGTCCGAGCCGCCTTGTTCACGAAGGTCACCGACCTGAACCGCCCGGCGAGGCTGGTCGCGCTCGGGCCGGTGCTCAAGGATCCGACCGCGCGGCGTAAGTTGACCGCCGCGGTGCGCTACCTGGACACGTGGCTCACGCCGCTGTTGTCCTCGCCGATGGCGCTCGACTCCGGCCGGCAGACCCTGAACCTGGCGAGGCGCGCGGTCGGGGCGACGGGGCGGGATCGGGTGGTGCACCATCTACCGCTGCCATGCCTCCAGTGCGACAAGAAAGCACTCAGGCGTGACGACGGGTCGGAGACGGTGTACTGCCGGGCCTGCGACTCGCGGTGGACGTGGGAGGACTACGACCGGTTGGCGGCTGCGTACGCTCATGGCAGGCCCAAGCCGAAAGTTGGGGCGGTGGTCGTGGGTGGCTGAGATGACCGTCAACGATCTCGGGTTGGTCACTGTGGCCGAGGCCGCCGATATTGCTGGCGTGGCGCCGCGCACGGTGCGCACTTGGATGCGGCGTTACCGGATCGAGCCTGTCTGGCAGGGCGAGCTGATGCTGTTGTCGGAGCGTGCGGTGCTCGAGGTGGAGAGTGCGACACGCCGCGAGCCGCGCGGACGGCCTCGGGATTCTTGACATTGGTGGCCTGTTTGAATCACGCTTTGCCGCAGGCGGACTATGCCCGCTGCCCGGCCATCGCGCCGGGCTTTGTCATGCCCGGAGGCATCCATATGAAGCGCACCCTTGCGACTCTCGCCCTCACCGCCGGCCTGCTCCTCAGCGGTGCCACCCTCGCAACCGCCGATCCCTCGTTCGGGCCAGGTGCTGGCAACGGGCAAGGCAACAACCAGCCACACGACGCCGGCGCCAAGTGCCACCCACCGGGGCAAACCACGGACGAGCCCGGCTGCAAGTGAGCCAGCCATGACCCTCCGGGTCGATGAGCGCACCGGCCTGGGCTGAGCCGGCAGCCCGCAGCTTCGAACCGCCCATCCGCCGCTGGCCGACACCCGGCGCGATGGCCGTCGACCTCGACCCGCGCATCCGGCAGACGCCAGCGCTCGAGCTCATCGACCAGGCGCTCGTCGACGTCACGGGAACACCCGACGGCCGGCTGATCATCTCCATGCCCCCGCAGGAGGGCAAGAGCCAGCGGGTCTCGCGCTGGTTCCCACTGTGGCTGCTGCAGCACAACCTCGACCTGCGGATCGCGATCGTCTCCTACGAGCTCGGCGTCGCCCGCCGGTGGGGCCGCGCCGTCCGCGACCAGATCGTCAACCATCCCGAGCTCGGGCTGCGGATCCGCGAGGACCTGGCCGCCCAGCACGAGTGGGAACTCGACGGGCACATCGGCGGCGTGTACTCGGCCGGCATCGGCGGTGCCATCACGGGTCGCCCGGTCGACGTCCTGATCATCGACGACCCGATCAAGGACCGCGAGCAGGCCGACTCGCAGGTGTACCGCGATCGCGCTGGCGACTGGTGGACCGACGTCGGCGGGCCGCGTCTCGCACCCGGTGCGCCGGTGGTGCTGATCCAGACCCGCTGGCACGAGGACGACCTGGCTGGCCGGCTGCAAGCGGCCGAGGATGGGCAC